GCATGGCGCAGAGGCAGCGCGCAGGGCTCATAACCCTGAGGTCACTCGATCGAAACGAGTTGCCGGTATCATTACACTTCGCCCCTTTACAGAAGCGGTGCTCGTCTACATTAGACACAACTTTAAACCGGCATGGCGCAGAGGCAGCGCGCAGGGCTCATAACCCTGAGGTCACTCGATCGAAACGAGTTGCCGGTATCATTACACTTCGCCCCTTTACAGAAGCGGTGCTCGTCTACATTAGACACAACTTTAAATAAACCGGTATAGCTCAGCGGCAGAGCATCTCAAAACACCGTCATCTATCCAACAAGACTCGAAAGAGTCCGAATTTGAAGATGGTTATCGCCTTATAAGCGGAAGGTCACAGGATCGAAACCTGTTGCCGGTATCTATTTTTTCTTTACATAAATAAATCCATTAAAAATAACGATACTCATGAAAAAAAATATTTATAAATGCCTCCAATAATCCATGCAGCATTAATAACAATTGACTGATATTGTTTTGATGCAACACACACGACAAGTAATCCAGACGCACCCATCGTGTTTAAAATAAAATCGTTTGTTTTTGAAATATTAACAACATATGGTATCAGAACTAAAATACTTCCAACCCACCCAACCCCTTCTAGAATATACATTTTATATTTTACAATATTATTATCGGCATTATCGGCATTATCGGCATTATTGATATTAATCATGTTGGTTAACCATATATTATATATGCTAATAATATAAATATACGTTTACATATTTATATTAGTACTGTAACCATCGTAATATTGTTAAATATGCAAACTCAAAATCAAACATTTTCTCAAGGAAAATTAACAAAATCAGAATGGAATAACATGGAAATTCCTGTCACTCCCGATGAGTTGACGATAATAAAATTAATCAAAGATAGTTATCATGATGTTCAAAAAAAATATAATAAAAATGTTTCAATGATTGGAGTTTTAAAAACATCTTCCTATGAAGAAATGCACTCGCATTTATATAAAAAATATTTTGAAGAAATTGTAAATGAAATGATTAAAAAGTATAAAATACCAACTGTATCCTCTGTATCCGTATGTCATTCGGCAACTATGACGGATATAAAAAGTAAAAGTACAAAACAAGGACAAGGTTCTATAAAAAAAATAGACGCAATTCGAATTAAAAATAATGAAGATGGAATAAACATAAAAACGGTTTATGAATTCACTATTTTAAAAATATGCAAACTTTTATTAGACAAGAAAGCAATGTGGAATAAATATAAGCAAGAGACGCAAGATAAAACTGCTGTGAGCAGTAAAAGTGACAATAGCAGCAGCAATAGTGATAGTGACGATGATGAAGATAATGGAAATGACATTGTAAGCTGTAGTTGGATGTCTTATTATTATGCATTAATGGTGAATTTGAAAAATAACATTGACCACGTAAACATGCATGTAGTTGCATTTGTAAAACATTTACTTGAACTATATGAGGACGACCTAGACGTGTTTCATTTTATAAAATATTCTGAATGCTATCTTGAAAAAAATCACTTGTGCACGAAATATCAAGACGTTGGATTATATGAACATCAAAAACAAATATTTACGTATTGCAAATTGCCGAATCCAAAGCTGATTTTATACATTGCACCAACAGGAACCGGAAAAACGCTTACACCAATTGGTCTATCCGAAAAACATAAAATAATATTCGTGTGCGCGGCACGCCACGTTGGACTCGCACTAGCTAAATCGGCAATATCAATTCAAAAACGGATTGCATTCGCATTCGGCTGCAGAAGCGTTGACGATATACGACTGCATTATTTCGCCGTGAAGGAGGCGACAAGAGACTGGAAAACCGGCGGAATACGAAAAGTCGACAACAGTGTTGGAGATAATGTTGAAATCATTATTAGCGACATTCAATCCTATTTGCACGCAATGTTTTATATGAAGGCATTCAATAAAGCAGAAGACATTATATTGTTTTGGGATGAACCGACAATTACAATGGACAATCAAACGCACGAATACCATGAACTTATTCATAAAAATTGGAAACAGAATATTATCCCCAATGTAATCCTTTCATCTGCAACGCTTCCACATGAAAGGGAATTGCAAATGACAATCGCAGATTTCAAAACTCGGTTTACAAACGGTGAGGTTTTTAACATTGTAAGTCACGATTGCTGCAAATCAATTCCAATTGTAAACAAGGGTGGATGCGTTCAACTTCCGCACACGCTCTTTTCTGAATATTCTGACGCACTAATCAGCGTTTCTCATTGTGAAAAAAATAAAACGCTGCTGCGATATTTTGGAATAAATAAAATAAGCGAATTCATTTCGTATGTTAATAAAAATGAACTATATTCAAATTCACGATACAGCATTTCAAGATATTTTTCTTCTTTTCAGGAAATTACATTAATTAGTATTAAAATTTATTATTTAATTCTTCTAAAAAATATTAAACAGGAGCCTGCTGTTTGGAAACAAATATACGAGCATTTTCATTCCGGTGAAGGTGCTGACAATTTATATGAATCCACCGGATATGTAACCACATCAGATGCACACACGCTTACTGACGGACCCACTATTTTCTTGACAAATGATGTTGAAAAAATAGCGAGTTTTTGCCTTCAAACTGCGCAAATACCGGCGCAGCTCATTGACGACATTATGGGCACAATCCAACATAATAATAAATTATGTGAACAAATTGAATGTGTCGAAAAACGTATTGAAGATTTGTTGAATGATGCGGAAAAAAAAACAGCTGGAGCGGCTGTGGGTGGAGGAGATGGAGGTGGCTCAAAAAAAACAGAAAAGAAATCAACCAAGTTTTTTGATAAAAAAATGGATGCTGGTGAAATCAGAGAATTAAATAATAAGTTGCAAACACTGAACGAGCAAGTGAAGCGGGCAGCGCTCAATGATTTATTCGTACCGAATCGACCCGCTCATTTGAAAAGATGGCACGACGATGCAACTGCGAATGGAGGAAGTCAAAGTCAAAATAACAAACCATGGTCATGCGATATTGAAGACACATATGTGGAAAAAATCATGTTGCTGTCAATTGAACCTCACTGGAAAATTCTGCTTTTAATGGGTATCGGTGCAATCACAGACCACAAAAATGCAAAATATAATGAAATTATAAAAGAGCTCGCACAAGACCAAAAACTGTTTTTAATTATTGCATCTTCTGACTATATTTATGGCACAAATTATCAGTTTTGTCACGGGTACATTAGCCGCGATTTATACGATATGACGCAAGAAAAAACAATTCAGGCAATGGGGCGTGTCGGAAGAAACAGCATTCAGCAAGATTATACCATTCGTTTTCGAGATGACGACTTGATTAAAAAATTGTTTTTACCTTCTACCAATAAAGTCGAAGCGGATAACATGAACAAACTGTTTTCTTCTGCATGACACGTTGTCATCACATCGTGTGTGTGCATAAATAATAAATGCAACCCATATAAAGAGTTGGACATAATTAATATAGCATAGGAACACAAATACAAGTACTCCAAAACCCATACACAATGAGCTCTGACGATTCCGAATCAAAACCATTGCTGGCTACTACTACTACACCAGCTCAAAAAATTACAAAAGGTGATGTTGTAAATAAATTCAAAGAACTTCATAAAAAATATTATGTTGATAGAGGATACATGATTCACACTGTGAGTGATGCATTTTCAAAACAGTTTTGCGAAAATATTAATACTGAAACTGCAGTCATTTGGAAAGAAGAATATAATCGTCATGCAGAAACGTATATCCGTGTTGCAGAAATAAATGTATCAATTTTTGGGAAGTCGTTTCTTGTATTGTTGGAGCGCCCGATTAAACAGGTTCATCGTTCGGAATTTGAATATTATTTTGCATTTGGTGGACACTGCCAGGGTTACACTGACACAAGATTGATTGCCCGATTTTTAGGAGAATTCGACAAGGAATTAAATTATGAGGAACTATTACATTCGACGGTTCATGTTGCTGCTGTTGCCGATGAAACAATTGATGAAACATATATAAAAAATGCGTTGAAATTGTTGGTTATGGGTGGTTATGTTAAATACTGGAAAGCGTATAATGAATTAAAAGACTGGTTCATGGAGAATGTGGATGAGAGCATTCGAGAGCAGTTGTCATTGTCAACGTCCCGTTCCGAGCTAGAAAATGACTGGTCTACTGGTCCTGAAATTGACGGAATGACGAAATCCATTTTTGAAGATTATGACGTATGTTTGCATTCTACAAACAAATCTTTAGAATAATTTGGTGATTTTTAGGAGGATCGAGGTGGACATAATAATAAATATATAAATAATAATATTATTATTTATATATATTATGTCTTTTAATTGTGAAGGGTGCGAATCCTTGTTTTCTACTGATAGTGGCTTGAGACGCCACAAGTCAAGAATGGATGAATATTTACAAATGTCAGAACTTCCCCTTAGATTGCATCAAGACGTGAAAGATAGGATTATTAAACATAAGGCTGCTGTTGCAGTTACTGCTCCTGTTGCAGTTAAGGATCCTGTTGCCGATGCGCGTTTTGCCACTTTTGTTGCTGGACCCGCAGAATTGGCGGATAATTTAGATGATCGTGAAGTACGAAGAGGTGATTATGTTCCGATTGATCCGGATGATGAAAAAATAGAAGTACCAGAACCACATGTTTCAAGCCGCCTAAACGACACTGTATCAAAAGCTTTAGGGGGGAATAAATCAAAAAATAGTAGGAAATCAGGTAGGAAATCAGGTAGGAAATCCGGTAGAAAATCCAGTAGGAAATCCAGTAGGAAATCCGGTAGGAAATCCGGTAGGAAATCCGGTAGGAAATACGGTAGGAAACGATATTAAACTAATCTACTAATCTACTAATTTATTATTTTAATATTTTGAAAATCTTTGTAACATTTTCAAAATATTTGATATATTTCACATGCATTTTAAATTTTTCGGTTAAAAATGTCACTTCTTGAGTGCCGCCAAGGGTGTCAGCAGTACTTACTACCTTTTCAGATTCGTCAAAATCTGTAATTGACATTCTTATATTACTCAATTCAAGAACTACTCCAATATCACTTGCTCGAAAGAGTGGGTCATTTACTGTCCCTTTTATAATGATTTCTGTGTGTAAGTCGTTTGAGTTGAATGCTTTTACTATATCCATGTTGATTGAATGGGTGTTTATATATGTCTTACAACCTTTTGTCTTTATATTGATTTTTCAATTTTTATTTAATATAATTAAATGTATAATCATATTAAATAATTAAAATAAAATTAACTGTAAATGTAATACAGATAAACTGTTTAATTGCTGTAAGCAAGGCCGCCCATACCACTCATGATACGGAGAACGTTGTAGTTTGTGGCATAAACACGAACTTTGGCAGTCTTGGTTCCTTCAACGGTGGCGTTGGAAAGAACAAGCTGAAGGGTCGCGTTATCAATGCGGGAGAAGTTGCAACTCCCGCTTGGCTGGTGCTCTTCAGGCCTCAACGCGAATGAGTACACGTTGATACCGGTGTCGGGAGTGCGGGTGTGGTGCTGGTAGGGCTGAACGAGGTCGAAGTAAGTTCCTTCACGCTCAGAGAAGCGGTCCTGGCCGTTGAGCTGGAGTTTGGCAGTCACGACGGGGTTCTGACCCCAGCAATGCAGGGGAAGAGAGGTCTCGGACATAACAAAGGTGCCGGCATCAGACACACCGGAGTTGCCGTAAGTGTGGGGGGCAGAGCCGGGAGAGCCGGCGATGCTGTTGAAGGCGCCAACACCCTGAGCGAAGTTTGCCTCGTTGTAAGCACCGCCGTGGACGTTTGTTGCTGCTCCATTAGAAGCAGTCCACCACTGGTCAAGACTACCAGCTGCCTCATCAACTGCACCGGCATCATAGAAGAGACCGGAAGCATCAATGTACTGGTCGACAGCTTCAGGGCCTCCGAATGCGTGAATTGCGTTGGGAAGAGCGTCGACAGCGTCGGTGTAGTTGAAGGGCTGAGCACCGAGAAGACGGTAGAGAAGCTGATTGCAATCCAGGGATGAACAGTAGTCAACGTTCTGATCTGGCTGAACAATCCAAATGAGTTCTTTCACGGGGTGATTAAAGTTGAGCTTAATCTTGTTGGAAGAAGAGCCGACGGATTCATCACCGGTGAATTGCAGCTGTTCGATGAGGTACTCGTGGGGGTTCTGAGCCATGCGCCTGCGCTCATCAGTGTCCAAAAACACGTAGTCAACGTACAAGGACGCGGCAACGAGAGACTGATTGTAAGCGGCAGTAACACGACCACCATTGTCTGCGCAGTTGCCGGTGTTCAAAGAGCCAACAGCCCACAGACACTCGTCAATGGGGCGAATATCGAGGTTAATCCTGACTTCGTGATACTGGAGGGCGATGAGTGGCAGGGCAAGACCGGGGTTGCGGCAGTACCAGAACTGAAAGGGCACATAGAGGGTAGTTTCAGGGAGGGCGTTGCGGGGAGCGCAAACCTGGCGAGGAGCAGTGCTCTGGCAAGGACCGTCAACGTCATTGAATGAGGGGTCGGTGATAAAGGTAAGTTCGGTGGTGTTTCCAACCATTCCGTAGTAACCTGTGGTCTGGTCAACAGGAAGAGTGAGGTTGTTCCAGATGTGCATCCAGTCACCATACTGGCGATCAATGCGCTGACCACCGATTTCAACTTCAACCTGAGAAATAAGCTGCTCACCGGGGAAATCGAGCCAACGGGCATAAACACCGGTGGTATTTAAGCCGCCTACGCTTGAGGTAATTGCATTCCTCATGCTCTGGTTGATTTCAGGGAGAGTGACCTGAAGGTAAGTGCGGTATGCAAGATCGCCGTTGCGGCTAATAGTGCAAGTCACGCGACGACCGAAATCGGCCTGTCCGTTAAAAGTCTGTTCAATAGACTCCATTGCAAAGTTGGTGTGACGTTTGTAAGATACTTTCCAGAAAGTAATCTGAGGGTTTCCCGTCAGATAGACATCCTGGGCGCCATAGGCTACAAGTTGCATTAATCCTCCTGCCATTTTATATGTTATAATATTGCTAAAGAAAAAAATTTTACGTTTTTGGTTAATTAAATTAAATTAATTATTTAATTTAATTCGAATAATGAAATTACTCAAATACTTATAGAAAAATCCCTGCATTCAAAACCACCTAAACAATTATTATAAAATTATACAATTATCAACAACAAAATCAAAAAAAATAGAATATAAAAAATTGTTAAAATCTAAAATTATCTAATAAAAATTCTTTCAAATAACCAGCTTCGTATACACGCTTGTCGCCCTTGTGTCGCTTAGAACAAAAATATTTATTGCCTGTTTTTTTTAATTTCCATTCATTTTCTAAAGCATTGTATATAAAATTCCTTAAACAATTATCGGATAATTTCACATTCCATTTATGTCTATGTTTATTTTCATAACTTTCGCTTGATTCTGATTCACTATTTTTGCATTCTTCTTCACTTGTTATTGTTATTGTTTCAAAATTATTTGATCTTATTAGTTTCATTTTGACATCTCGTCCTGAATTTTTCTTTAAAATGTATTCTTTTACATTTTTGCCGCAATGATGTATATTTTTTTTAATTGTCCAGTTATTTTCTAAATGTTTTATTAATATATTCATTTCATCATATTTATTTTCATTGGCATTCACAATGTTGGGTTCAAAATTAATGTCATTAATGTCATTAGAGTTAATATTATCGCCACATTTGTCAACCATTATATTTTTTTATTTTTTATTTATGAAATTAATTATGAAAAATAAGTAACTAAATAAAGTTTGTTATGTTATGGTTAAATGAGAAAATCTTACTAGACATTTGCCGATTTTAATAATAAAATATAATAAAAGTCAAGTATTTTTCTTCTAAAATTTAGAATATTAGAATATATATACAAATTTCTTATTAAAGTTTTTATTAATATTATATTATATATCATAATATTAATAATATTATTTTTTTGGGAAAGTTTTATTTTTTTTCATATGCCATCGTTTAAATATAAAACAAATAAAAAAATCATAGTGGATGACAAAAGCATTACTACACTAGATAACCGACACAGAGAAATGCAATTATATTTTTCAAATATCGAAAATGTTATTATTCCTAATCTTTTAAATGAAAAAAAAACCCTTCAAAAAATACTGCTTGAAACAAAGGGACATGCTGCAAAGGGACATGCTGTAAAGGGACATGCTGTAAAGGGACATGCTGTCCCTTTTAATCCCTTGCATATCAAGGAGGGGTCAGAGGGGAACCTTGGTTGTTCCCCTGCCTCGCCAATCAAGGAGGGGTCCTCGCCTATCAAGGAGGGGTCAGAGGGGAACCTTGGTTCCCCTGCCTCGCCAATCAAGGAGGGGTCAGAGGGGAACCTTGGTTCCCCTGGAATTGAAAAACAACTTGAAATGCAAGACCGAATTTCTGAAATTAAAATCGAACTTCGAACGCACCGAACCAATGTAAAACAATATTATTTAAATAATTCTAGGTATATTTTCGATTATTTTGAAAATAAAAAGGAAATTTCGACAGGAAATAACAAGACGAAGATTTTAAATTCATTTTTCAAAATCGATAATTCTACAGAACGTGTTAATGAATTGACATCAATGAATGACAATAATGTGAAAAAATTCTTATCAAATATTGACCAGTCATTTATTAATGTAAATGATTTCGCATTTCAAACCGGCACTTGCCAGCATTGCAAAACCGGTGAACTTATTCCGGTGGAGCACGAAGGTATTCTCGTGTGCAACAACTGTTCCAAGTATGTTGTATACTTGATTGAAAATGAAAAACCTTCATATAAAGAGCCGCCCAAAGAGGCATGTTTTTATGCGTACAAGCGCATCAATCATTTCAAAGAGATTATGGCGCAGTTTCAAGCAAAAGAAACTACACAAATTCCACCTGAAGTTATTGATAATATCAAGTTGCAAATTAAAAAGGAGAGAATAAGTCTCTCCAAGTTTACAAATTCAAAAGCAAAAGATATTCTAAAAAAACTCGGTTATAATAAATTTTATGAACACATTCCTTTCATAAAAGATAAACTCGGCATTAAACCACCGACAATGACGCCCAATTTGGAAGAACTGTTGTGCAATCTCTTTATGGAAATCCAGGGACCTTATGCCAAGTTTTGCCCAGATGACCGCGTCAATTTTTTAAACTATTATTATACCATTTACAAACTGTGCGAATTAATCGGACAAACGCAATTCCTTCCTTATTTCCCCCTGCTTAAAGACAGAGAAAAACAAATCGAGCAAGATGAAATATGGAAAAAAATATGCTTTGAACTCAATTGGGAGTTTATACCGACGCAGTAACCAATTTTTAGTTTTTTAATTATTTATTTCTACGCGATTTATTTTTACGACGCGATTTATTTCTACGCGATTTATTTCTACGCAAGGAGTGCTTTTTTGAAGAACGTAAACGTGAAGCTTTTTTTCGTTTTCCTCCTATTAATCCACGAGCTGCCAAACGAGCTGCCATATTTAGTTGCACTTTTTCTGATTGGTTTGTTGCGGCGGCAGCGGCTTGGGCGGCAGCGGCTTGGGCGGCAGCGGCTTGGGCGGCAGCGGCTTGGGCGGCAGCGGCTTCACGAAAATCAGCTCGTTTACGAGCAAGTATAGCATTTATGTTTTCAACTCTGAAACCATTTTCGCCAGCTCCATTGGCATCAGTCATAGCATGAGTCATCGCTTCCAAAAATTCATTATAATTAATTTGATTATTTCTAGTAATTACATGAACATTTGATAAATTTTCAATAATAATTTGATAGCAAAATTCCAATATATCGAAAAATGTAACAATTGATGTTCTATCAATTACAAGCCCTGGACTTTCTGATTTAGTTAAATTTAATAAATATTTTAATATTGTATCAAAAGGTAACCTGAATTTACCATCTCTTGCAAATACATCAAAAGATGTTGATATTTCTGCATGTATAACAAATTTATCATCGGCAGAAGTTTGGATAGCATTATAATCTATTTTATAAACAATTTGATTTGAAAATAATGAAATATAATCAAATAAGATTGCTAGTCTTGATTTATTCGTTGATTCTTTATATTTTGAAAGCATTGTACCTTTTGAAATATCTCTAATGTTATTGAATATTCCAGATGAAGTTATTTGTTGAATTCCCAACAAGATATTAACAAAATTAACACTACTTAATTTTTTTACATTATTTAGCATTATGAATAATTTTTTGACCAATTCAACTTTTGTGAATGCATTAGCATCATAACCACGATAATCATAAGAAGCAACAGCACTGGCAATATCACCAGTATCAAAATATGTAGAATCATTTATAAATATTTTCCAACTTGGTTCTTCATCTTCTTCACTGATGCATTGAAGTAAATCATTTCCAAGAACTACGCATAGTAAAAAATCATTTGGCGGAGACACATTAGTCCCCACCACTTCTCTTGCAGTCAAATATAAAATTATTTCACTTGGTGTACCAAAATTTATTAGTGCTGTACCATCACTATCATGAAATATTTGTTTACCTTTTTCTACCAATTCATTAAAAATTGGAAATAGTGGTTCACTCCAAGGAAATTCTGATTGAGCTTCTGCCATGTTGTAATATTTATATTAATATATATTAATATATTATATTAAATTATTAGTATTATAAAAAATGAATGCGTTAAATTTAGATTCAAATATAATAAATCCTCTTTTTATTTTTTTTGTGACTTTAGGTGGAAATTTTGTTGCGCCGCTGTTTCCGTGTCAAGTTCAAAGACTTTTCACAGAAAATATTTACTACAAGCATTTTCTCGCATTTTTTATTTTATTTTTCGCAATTGTGCTAACTTCAGAAAAATCTTCCAAAATAACCAGCGTTGTATTTTATAAAGCGATTGCCTTGTATTGTCTCTTTATCATTTTAACGCGAATGGATAAAAATTTCTTCTTACTATTTTTCATTGTTTTGTGCATAAAATTTGTTATTATCAATGAAATGACAAATACTACTGATAAGAAATTAAAAGAAAAGTATACTCAGATTGATAATCTTTTAGGTTACCTGTTAATATGTATTGGCATCATTGGATTCGTGTTATACTATGGAGAGAAGAAGTTTGAATATGGAAAACGTTTCAACTATCTCACATTTTTGTTAGGAAAACCGGTCTGCAGAGAACATATAATTCCGACGAAATATTCGCGTAATTTGTCCTATGTGTTGAAAAAACATTGAAAGTATTTGTTAAAAGCATCTGGTAAAAGTATTTATTCATATAACAATATAATAATTAATTACTTAATAATATTAAATATTACTTTTCAAATATTTATTATTATATACATTATGAATGCGACAAATGCGACAAATACGATAAATCCGAATGCAAATTCTGAACAAAAAAAATTGAAAATTCATTGCGATATCAAAGATAAATTAGATTACTTTATAAAACAAAAAAAAATTCCCAATATTATATTCCACGGTTCATCTGGGTGCGGAAAAAATGTTCTTGTAACCGATTTTATTAATAACATATACAGTGGAAATAAGTCGGCAATGCAAAATTATGTCATGAATGTGAATTGCGCTCACGGGAAAGGCATTCGATTTATTCGAGAAGAGTTGAAATTCTTTTCAAAAACAAATGTAGATTTGAAAGATGGAGAGATATTCAAAACAGTTGTTCTTCTAAATGCAGACAAACTCACAATTGACGCCCAATCCGCTTTAAGACGATGCATTGAGCTATTTAGTCGTTCTACCCGATTTTTCATCATTGTTGAAGATAAATATAAATTGCTTAAACCAATATTGTCAAGGTTTTGCGAAATATATGTCCCCGAACCAATAATTAATAACTGTGTGACAAATCTACACACATATAACTTGAATAATGTCTACACTTTTAAAGATTCTGATGCAACGCGCAGATTATATTTAAAAACAGCTTTATCAGGATTAATAAAAAAGTATCATGACACTTGCTCAGATGATGGCGAAAAAATAAAAAAAATAAGTAGTCAACCTCACAATAAAAAACAGATAATTTCAGAATGCATGTTATTGATTACGAAAGTATACAATAAGGCATTTTGCAGCGTTGATTTGCTTTACTATATTGAGCATAATTCTAAAATTGACGACCTTAAAAAATATGAATATTTAATTACATTTCAAAAAATAAAGAGAGAATTTAGAAATGAAAAATTATTAATGTTATTTATTTTATATTTTTTAATATTTCGTAGCGATTTGACTTTAGAAAATATATCGTTCATGTAAAGTAAGTAATTTAAATATTCTGAAAATGGATGACTTTGTTCTTGGAAACTTGCAAGAGTCGCGAAATGAATTTTGCGCCCGTCTTATAAACATTTTAACACCGCACATTGTGTATGGTTTAAAGTCTATTTTTGATGAAGCTTGGAAATTGTGCATTGAAAATGATGAGGCTCCCAAATATCTGATGACATTTCAAAACTTTTTAATGCGCGTGCCGAAATGGAATGTTGCAATCATAGAACAAGAGGCAACGCGCATTGTGGAACGAAGTGGTTGTGGTCATATTGAAGAGTTGATTACGTGTGTTCACATTATTCAACTTAAAATGTTGACATGCATGCGAGCCGGAAGTAAACAAAAAAAAATTGACATTGCAATACCCAAATTGGCTGATTTTATTCACAAGGTTTATGTAAATGTCGCTAGAAAAATGTATTCGAATGTGTTTCTATTTGAAAAGAGCAAACAGCATTTGCAAATCCAAAAACACAATCGTCAGCTCGAGCTCATAATAAAAGAATGTATTCTTAACACGGTGCGCGAAAGCATTCCAATTGAGCATCTGTTAAAGGTGTACATGGAAGACGAATTCATTGAAGAAGACACCGAAGTAGTCGACACGGAAGAAATTATATCACAGGACCCTGTAGTAGTCGAAGAAGAAGAAGAAGAAGCAGCAGCAGCGCTTCAACAAGAAGAATCACTACAGCAAGAAGAGGCTGCCGCTAGTGCCGAAAATAATAATAATGATAATGTGACAAAACGTCAAACAATCACATTCGACGACATTGACAGAGTGAGAGTTTTGGGGTCTGAATCGGAACAAGCAGAAGAATTTGTGAATGCGCCCAAAACTTTAGAAAGATTGGAAGAAATAAGCATTCGAAATTTTGCAAAACGAAAAGAAGAAGAAGATAGTGGCTATGACGATGACGAAGGCGAAACTGATGACACGTTGCGCATTGGTGACCCTGTAAGTCTTGGAGATTTAGATGTTGATGTATTTTCATTTGATTCGTAAAAAAAGTAATTAATATATGAATTTATAGAGTATAAAAGCAAAAATGGATAATATTTTTGTAGTCGGGTGTGTTATATCTACCGTGTTTTTTTTAGCAAAGTTTTTAGAAATGCGATTTTCTGTGGAAGAGCCTAGACCTCTTAAATATTTGATGCGCGACACTGTAGTTGTTTATGCGAGCTGCATTATCGGTTACTATTTGCTACTACAATTCCAGTCTGAAGTTTCAAGCAGTTCTCCGATAGAAGTTTTTACTGACAATCCTGGATTCTAGTAAAGAGGATGAGTCAAGGGGGGGGTGTTATTTATATATTTAGAGCATGAAACAATTTATGTTTTAACTTTACGGTATTTTCGTTAAAACTTAGAATTCGAGCATTGTTCGTGTGGTATATTGTTCCAATTTTATCATTCATTATGATTAATTTATAATTTTCATTTTTCCAATCTGTGAAACTCCTTAGTAATTTCTTGAACAGTTTGTTGACAAATTGATGTGACAATTCTTCATCCGTCGGTTTCATCCAACGGTTAGAACTATATATTAAAATGTCATTTTTTGACCCTTTTATTGAACAAATTGGAACGTGCTCAAATGATTTTTTATTCAAGTTGTTTATAATGAGATTGCATGCCCAGTCACAAATGTCTTTTGAATTAAATAATCTTTCTAAATCTGCGGGAGTTATTTCGAGCGTGTTTACCCATTCTATAAAATCGCAACTGCAAAAATGCTGCGACTGTTGCTGCGACTGTTGCTGCGACTGTTGCTGCTTGAAAATATCAAACTGTGTTTTTAATTCAATCAACTCTTTTTTTAAATTAAAAATGTCATCTTTTAATTCTTTTATTTCCCATGAATTATCATCGTGGCCGTTTGTTTCACTTATTGCACTTGTTGATGTTGTTGTTGTTGTTTCAGACTCGTTCAGCGAAACGCTCTTTGGTTTTGGTTTTATTTTAATTTTTTTCATAATCACTAATTTGTTTGATTATAAACAGCCATAGTTAGAAATATACAATATTTCAATTTTAAAATCAATTTTAATGCAAATCAATGATGTAAAATAAAATAAAATATATTATTATATTATTTATATATTATTTATATATTATTTATATTTATACTTTTTACAAATTTACAATGAATAAACTGGTAATTGTATTTTTCATCATGTTTGTTATTTTAGAAGCACTTATTTATTACATATATAAAAATAAACAAATAATTAAAGAGTCGTTTGTGGAATCATATCAAGGCTCATCAGACGTAAATTATGAAAGTTGCATAAAAAATGGATACCCGCAAACGTGGTGTTTAAGTATTCAAGACCCGTATGGAATTGTAAACCCTGATTCCACTTTGGATAAAGTGCAGTGTAATGCAAAATATAAATAAATTCATTGTTGTTATAAAATATATCAAAACAATATAAACCATAGATTAATATATTATAAAGAATTGTAAATAAATATAATGAAAAATAAAAAAATTATTGATAAAAACGATGCCATTCTTCCCCTAGTTCCTATTGTTCCCCTTGTTCATCCTGTATACTCTCATTCCGTTGCTGAAACAGTTTATGAAAATGTTGTTGTAACTGTTGACACGGCACCACCAGTAGTTGAAAAAAAAAAGAGGGGAAGAAAGAAACTTATTAAACCTGAAATGGCAAATGTAAATAATGTAAATACTATTGTTTCTTCTACCATTAATAATGATGTAAATACAGACCCTTGTGTTCCCCCTGTCGTTGTTCACAAAAAAAGAGGAAGAAAGCCGAGGGGTGGTAAAATAATACAAGAAAATCTTGTGAATAATAACAATGTCCCAGAGCTTCCCAACATCATCTTACATTTAAAATGTGTAATATCGGATTTAAATGCAAACAATGCAAGCATTATAATAGGCTCAGATTCAGCGGTGGTTAAACATGAGAATGAAATCATGTGCTATAATGACCAAAACGTATGTGGGTCAGAGGTTTGTAATTATACTGACTCAACGGATTCGGTTGACGATTCAAATTCTCCGAAAAGGTCGGCAGGCGCTTATGAGCCTGATAATGATAACGCTAACATTAATATTAACAGGGTTACACTTTATGACCCTTCCACATTTTCCAAAACTGCTTCAACATGTGATGCATCATCATCACAATTATTTTCTGACTGGAAGGATAAACATAAACACAATTATCAACAAGACGATTCGGCAGATTCTGACAATAATGCGACTATGAAAGACATTTGGAAAAAAATATCACAACTTAAAATAAGTTATAACAAAAATGATACATTTCAAATAATTAGTTCACATCGTTCTGCATGTTTTTGGTGCACATGTGATTTTGACACACCTGCAATTTATATTCCCAAGTCGATTGTCAAAGATACTTGTAATGTTTACGGATGTTTTTGTCACCCGGAGTGTGCTGTTGCCTTTCTTATGAATGAAAACATTGACACATCGACCAAGTTTGAACGCTATCATTTATTAAATTCCATGTATGGTCCCATATACAACTATGATAAGAGCATTAAACCGGCTCCGAATCCTTACTATTTATTGAATAAGTTTTACGGCAATCTTAGCATTATAGAATATCGCAAATTATTTAAAAGCGAACAGCTCATATACATGGTAAATAAACCGCTTACTCACATTTTGCCCGAACTTTATGAAGATAATAACGACTTTCTGGTTGGAAATAAAATTATTCAAAACAATAATATTCGTAAAAATCAATTGAAAAAAAAATCAAATAAGACGAATATTATCAACGAAGTATTTGGTGTAAAATAATATGTAAAATGTTAAAATGTGTGTTTGTGTGTATGGCAGTTTCAGTCAATTTTTTCTTTTAGACTCATATTTTTATTCTTTATACAATTCTCATAATTTTCACAATTAATGTCATTACAACCAATACACTTTTCGTTGCAATTTTCCAGGTCATTGCATGGTTGTTCTTTTTTTGCGGCAATAACAGCTGCGGCACACGCTTGTTTGTGCTTTATTAATTCATTCATCTCTTTCATCTCTTCAATTTTTTTAGCTTTTTCTTGTTGCATTCGGTGGTTATTTGACCCCTTGTCCATAATCTCTCTAATCACAGAATATACTTTTTGATTTTTTGTTTTCTTCAAGTTGTTGTCTTCCTTTGGCGTAATGCCTAGGTAATCGCTCACAACTTTCACAACATCATTGCTACATGATTCTAGTTTTTGAAGCGCTTCGCATTCATCGTAATTTGTTTGAGACACAATAAATTGAATTTGCTGTTTTCGTCTGTATTCCAATTTTTGTTTTACTGTATCCATTAGTCTGGTATTCAAATCTGCTTGGTCCTTACAGTTCATTATATATTTATCTTGATTTCGCTATCAATATATATATACTACATTAAATATTTTCTAAATCATATTAAACGAATATTTATATTACATATAACGAAACGACACACGGAACCAACCGAAACCGAAACCGAAACCGAAAATGGAAAATCAAAGTAATAAAGAAACCGAAACCCAAGAAGACATAAAAACCGATGATGGTATCAATAGCGTTATTGACATTCGCGGAATTAAATTTGACATTACATCTGTTTTAAAAGATGTCACAAAATCTATTCAAAATAATTTGAAAATGTCATTTGATGACATATTTAAAGATTATGAATTATATAAATCTACTCATGATGCATTACTTCAAATTCCGTTTATCAAAGAATTGTATAATAAAAATTCGGAACTTTCATTGCAGGTTAAAATGTTGAAACAGGAAGAACAAGAAGAAGAAGAGGAACACGAACCAACAATTACATTAAATATTCATGAATCTTTGGCATCAGATAATCCAGTAAGTCCACCTTTGACTGATTTTTTAAAAACAAATAAAATAAATAAAAAACAAACTGAAAATGATTCAGAATTAGAGGAAGAAGAAGATGAGGAAGCAGCAGAGGAAGAAGAAGATGAGGAAGAAGCAGAGGAAGAAGAAGATGAGGAAGAAGAAGCAAAGGAAGAATCAGAGGAAGAGTCAGAGGAAGAAGAAGTAGAGGAAGAGTCAGAGGAAGAGTCAGAGGAAGAAGAAGAAGCAGAGGAAGAGTCAGAGGAAGAGTCAGAGGAAGAAGAAGCAGAGGAAGAGTCAGAGGAAGAGTCAGAGAAAGAAGAAGCCGAGGAAGAAGAAGCCGAGGAAGAAGAAGCAGAGGAAGAGTCAGAGTCAGAGGAAGAGTCAGATAAAGAAGAAGCCGAGGAAGAAGAAGCCAAGGAAGAAGAAGCCGAGGAAGAAGAAGCCGAGGAAGAAGAAGCCGAGGAAGAAGAAGCCGAGGAAGAAGAAGAAGCCGAGGAAGAAGAAGAAGCCGAGGAGGAAGAAGAAGCCGAGGAAGAAGTATATGAAATTGTAATCAAAAATGTTACATATTATACAACAAATGAGGAAAATGGTGACATTTATTCTTGCGTAAACGATGATGTTGGAGAAATTGTTGGTAAATTTAATAATGGAAAACCAAAATTTACAAGACGCAAATAAACAATAATAAATTCAGAAAAAAATAGTAATAATAATTTAATATTAAATTATTATTAAAATCGCATTAAATTTGGATTGGACTAATTAATTATCACTGTGGATTAAATCCATTAATTCAATTCATTACCTCCTCCTCTTTGTCCACGTCCGCGACGTTGACGACGTTGAGTACGACCGCGACCACGACCACGACGTTGACCGCGACCACGACCGCGACGTTGAGTTGATTTTACCATTTTATATTGTTATATATACACTAAAGAAAAAAATATTTCTAAATATAAAAATATTAAATTTTAATATTCTAATTATAAATTTAAGATAATTATTTAACTTTTTTTTTATTTATTTTTATTATTTGTGTATATTTTATATATTATATATATAATATACAATCAATTCAATTATTCAACCAACAACTATACAAAAATGATTTTCCAATATATTTGTCCGCCAGCATCATTATATTTAGCCTTTTCAATCATTCAAATACTTATTGATATGTTTAGAGGCGAAATGAACACTGCATTTTTAAAATTTATCGTAATGATTATTTTTACGATTGCGTTGAATATGTTGTGTGCATCAGGATTAGGAATTATTTCATGGTTTATTGTATTTATACCATTTATTTTAATGACGTACATTACTACAATTCTTGTATTTGTATTCGGAATCCCAAAGACATCGGATTTAAGACCTGAACGCAAACCTCGGAAAAATCATGAACATATTGGCGGATGCGCCGGAACTCGTTTCGGCTGTTGTGATGATGGAGTAACAGCGAGAAGGAATTTACACGGTACAAATTGTCCATCATCGCCTAAACCGCATCATCATAAAGACATTGTTGGTGGTTGCGCCGGAACACAATACGGCTGTTGTGATGACAGCACAACTGCGAAAGTAGATGTGAATGGAACAAACTGTAAAAATATTGGTGGATGCGCCGGAACGCAATACGGCTGTTGTGATGATGGCACATCTCCGAATCCGTGCCCCACGGGGACATCCCTTGTGTTAGACCCAAAATCTTCATTGGCTCCAGGAAAACTTGTCGGCGGATGCGCCGGAACACAATATGGCTGCTGTTCTGACGGAAGCGCTGCCGCCGGAAAAGCGTGTGGAGTTTTTAATCCGGTAACATAAATATTTATACAAATATTATAAATAAGTATATTAAATAATATTAATAAATAAAAAAATTACATAAACATTTATTTATTTATTAATATATTATATTGATATATATAATTAACTATACATACATGGTTCTTCAATTTCAACAATATTACGAAACCAACAATGATTTTGTTCCAAAAAATTATAATTATAATAAATGTGAATGTGTAGAAATAAGTCCTGAAACAAGCTTCAAGTTGATGATTGCGCTAACAGCAGGTTGTATGCTTTATTCTTTTGTAAAAAGTAATGCTTTTCCTGAAACAATGATTCGAGTTACTTATAAGGCTGTATCCATGTATACAAAAATGAACAGTGCATATAATAAATTAACATCCTATTTTTTAAATAAATATAATAAGAATAATAAGAATGAATCTATCATCGATGTCGCATTAATGGATTCCACCGAATCCTACACAAACTATGAGATTAGAGTAATTAAAAATGGAGTAAAATATGAACAATTTAAAACAATGAAATTATTCGAAAAATCAAATTATTTAGGAAATCCAAATGATTATTGCGACTCTCAAGATGATGAATCACAGCAGTCGCATTCATTCAATGGCTGTGACAATTGCGATTCTCAAGATGCCGACGAGAACCAAGAACAACAACAAGAACAACAACAAGAACAACAACAAGAACAACAACAAGAACAACAAGAAGAACAACACCAAGAACAACAAGAAGAACAACACCAAGAACAACAACAAGAACAACAACAAGAACAACAACAAGAACAACAACAAGAACAACAACAAGAACAACAACAAGAAGAAGTAAAATTAGAAGAAGATAAAAAATATGAAAAAGATGAATTATTTATTATGAATCACAATAAACAAAATAATACAATTCAATTTAAACCATATGATTTTATAATGCAAACACTTTTTGAAAATAATAATAATAGACAAAATAAAAATTATACCAAATTGTATAGAAAATTTACAGAAAACGACTATTCAATAACAACAAAAGACCATGTAATTTCAACAGCAGGAATGATTATATGTTCGCTTGAATTAAAAGGTATATCATATGACATTGACATTTCATTTCCGTATAATTTCAACATTGTGGGAAATATTATATTAGATTATAAATTTTTATCATGGTACATGATGAAGGAATATACTGTTGTGACTTTTACTCCGGACTGCGAATACACTTTAACATGTATATCAAATGAAATTACAACATATAAACTTGGTAATTCGTCGGGACTGTTGGTGAATTTGAATGAATATGAAATTATAAATGTATAAAAATGTCAACAACAATAATAATACAATTAAATATTTTTGAAAATCAATATAAACATAATGACTGATTATATTTATTATATTTATATATATGACATCGTTCGAAGAACACCCACTGGCGTCGTCGACAAAAGAAGAAGGCGGAATAAACTCAACAAATGTGATCAACTCAGACAATTCCAATTCATCACACCATTCATCACCTCATAGTTTGTCAGACACGTGGATTCTTTGGGCGCATCTTCCACACGATACAGATTGGAGCATTAAGAGTTATACTAAAATATTTGAGTTTAATACACTAGAACAAGCAGTAACAATTACCGAAATGTTGCCACCAAAATTGATTGTAAATTGCATGTTGTTTTTAATGCGAAAAGGAATTAATCCGATATGGGAAGACGAGAGAAATCGAAATGGTGGCTGTTTTTCATATAAAATTATCAATAAAGATGTTCCGGGTGCCTGGAAACAAATGTCATATTTACTAGTTGGAGAGACAATGTCAGATAATGTCAACATATTGTCACACATTAATGGGATAACAATATCGCCAAAAAAGAATTTTTGCATTATGAAGGTCTGGGTTGCAAACTGCTTATTCCAGGATGCAACTGTCATCCGCGACGTTGAAGGGGTTAGTTCACACGGCTGTTTATTCAAAAGACACGTTCCTGAATACTAATTTAAAAAATGTTAAATAAAATACATGCATTTATTTTATATATGCATGTATATAATTGAAACTTATTTATTTACTTATTTTTTATTTCTTGGGTCCTCGAGAACGAAGCGAATAACTGCTCTTAACAGGGGTAGCAACACGACGAACACGTTTTGCGGTCTTGTTGTGACATGCTTGGTCTGCGCATTTTTTATACCCCTTGGCGCATTTTTTAATTTTTTGATAAGATTGTTTTCCAACACAACCTGAAATACATTTGCGTGAACCGCGTTTACATCTTGATTTTGCCATTTTTATTTTATATTTTATATACTTATACTAGAAAAAAATATTTATTTATATTTTTTTTATATTTGTTCATGGTTTTTATAAATATTTTTCTTGTAAAACTCCTAAAGATGTTTAAATCTGTGTATAAGCATTCAAATACAATAAAAATAAATATGATAAATATGCCATTATTATTACTATTAACCAAATAGGTATGACTGTCTTATTTCTATAACCTATTCCAAATTGTCGCATTGTTCCATCTTTATTAAAAACGCAAGTCGGCTTTATATACACCATTAACCCAAATAATGTAATGAATAATAATATCGAAAATGAGGTTATATTTTTTCTAATAAAAATCTTATTCATTCTAAATTTTGTTTACTGATTGATTGATTGATGAATTAATTATTATTTTAGGTTGGATATATTGCTAATATATCTAAATAAAAAAATGCATAAAATAAACCCCATTCTAAAAAAGATTATTTGAACAACAAAAATATATAATGAAAAATATAAATTGATTTTTAAATACTTATATTTATATTTTTCAGCGTTTCGAAAATCAGACGAGGAAGAATAATTGTTTGTAATGAATCTGTTTATTCTGTCATTGTTTCCCGAAGAAGTTGCGAAGTTCATGATGGATAAACACATTGTCAAAATCATACTTGAAGCCGTTCAAATGTTGTGTTCTGCGCGCCGCGTTCTTCTTCCAACGGATGACGAAACAATCAATGCACCGCTCTACAAGCTGGCTCACAAAAATCATCCCGTCACCATTTGGTGCAGAGCGTCGCGCGAAAACTTTATCTGGACACTCGACCTTGTTGACGAAATGCACAAGGAATGGCGATTCCGCTACAACCACCCCGAAACAAAATTTCACAAATCCTACTTGGTTGCGCAGTATTTACGAGAACACATTCCCGATGCCGACGTTTTCCCAGAACAACGACTCACGCCATTTGCGCAGGCAATGCCCGACCAGTACAAACACGAAGATGCTGTCGTTGCATACCGCAACTACTACATGTCGGAAGAAAAACAAAAGATTGCGACATGGAATAAGAAGAGAGAATCACCCGCATGGTATATAAAAAAAATACAATAGATAAAATGCAAAAAAAGGGAAAAAGGAAAAAGTATCTTATTTTTTATGTTTTTTAGTGTTTCTTTTTTTTCTATTTTTAATTTTATTAATTGTATATTTCATATTTTTACGTTTACCACCATCCACAAACGATTTTGCGACTGACTTTGATGCACCAGTTAATACTGAACCAATTTTGGCTCCAATGTTAATTTTATTCACAGGAGAACCATTCGAAGTTACATCTTTGATAAAATTATATAGTTTTTGTTCATTAATATCATTAATATGAAATCGATATAAAGAATATTCAGTTCCGTTTCCACTAACACTTTTTTTTTCAGCTTCAATTGCATCAGCCAGTCTTTGTATTTGAGTTTGGTCTGGGTCTGGAAATATCATGTTCGTTACATGTCCATCAATTTTAAGATCGAATGACTGAAGAGTCCCACGAACACTCACAGGTTTTTTTTCTTTTTCACGTTTTTCATAACTACTTTCGGTTTCAAGCTTGACAATTCCTTTTAAATCCACTTCATATGGTTGGATACGTTTTTGCAAAGTTGTTCTTCTTGTAACTGCATATATTCCATGAAGTATCAGTTTATTACCTTTACCTTTACCAAGTTGGTATCTCAAAAATAAAACTGCAGGATATGGTATTTGAATTTTTTGTCCTTTTGAATCTATAGCATCAAACGGTTTTTCGTCAGGTGAAGGAGAAACATTAAATTTATAAAAAAAGTTCTTTGTAGCAGGTTGAAAAAATGGTTCTTTTTTAAAAAGTGTTGCAACTAATTGTAATCTTGATGTTGCATCCGCATTATCCTTATCTAATATAACATCATCAATTTGTTTGTAAATATCTTTCGCTTTAATGTATGGAACACCTCCGGCACTTCTCACCTGGTATTCAACTGGCGCAACATCAGAAAATTTTAAATGGGTTAATTCATCCTGAAGCTTGATATTTTCCGCAATTAAATGTTGTCTTTCATTCACGACATAATAATCAAGATACTTTTTTAAAACTTCATTTTTTTTTGTACAACCTTGTAATTGTGCTTCTACTGGCAGAGGAGGAGGTTCGTCATCTGACTCTGACTCTAATAGTGAAGGGCTTTTTTCTTCTTCTATGTCTGGCAATAATAATTCATCATCCTCAACAACATCCTTGAGTTGCTGATTTTCTGTAACAACTACTGGCACATCCTTGAGTTGCTGATTTTCTGTTACTGGCATATACTTGAGTTGCTGATTTTCTGTAACAACTACTGGCTGATTTTCTGTAACAACGGTTTCTAGGAGTCCGCCAAATTGTTGAACTGGTTGACAAGGAACATTCTTATCTACAAGTATAACTGGATACTGTGTATGATTCAAAGGGTTACTGGTAGTTATTTCTTTAATATCATCTCTATCATTTGAGTTTAAAGTAACTGTATAATCATTCCCTTCTATATTTTTTAGATAAATTTTATTACCACTTTGAAGAACATTAACATTATTTACGATGGCTCGTCTAACTTTTCCTTCACCGTATATCGCGTATTTTGTGCCAATATTTTCTTTACACAATTTATATTTATCATTTAATAAATTAGACACACGTGTAGAGTTAGAAGAGATGGAAGTTTGTTCTAAACTACCAGTTGACATTCTTCGTGAAGAAGGGTGGGGGGGTATCTCACCACCATAATGAATTGTATTTTTTTTCTTAAACGCCTTCAACGTCTTCGAGTGTTTATACTTTTTTACATTTCGCCTCTTTCTATTAGATTTTATTTTCATGTTATATTATTTACAATTAATATAACATAATATTAAATTATTTAAATATTCTTGATTTATTTTCATTAATAAATATTCTAAATTATTCTTCTTCTTCTCGCACTTCTTCTTCAGCACCCTCATCTTGATAACTGTCTGGATACATGGCTGCAGAAGCTGCATATTCTTCTTGACCGTCGTCTTCTTGTGTTTCATTCATGACATCATCCCCATCAACGTCGGGCGCATCTCCCTCGTCTTCCACCGCATATTCGCGAGCCAGCGCCTCGGGGTCGTCTGACGACACGGCAGACAGCCCTCTTTCTTTTTTCCGACCATTAATTTTCTGAATACGCGCCAATTCTTCAGTTTCAAAATCAGGGTTGTATATTCGCAAACCCGTATTTTTCCCAATAGACTGCGTTCCCATCTTGTATTTTTTATGAATCAAATAAATCTGTTTCTGGTCTTCCGACATTTTTTCAACATTATGAACAATGTCATCTCTCTCTTCATCAATCGAACGCAAGTAATTTTCACGAATGTTTTCAATATCTTTGTTTATCAGTTTCTTATCTTCGGTTACTAAATAAAAATAAGTTTCCAATATTCTAGAAATCTCTTTTTGAACGTCAACCACCATTTTGCCGCTCTTTCCCTGTGACAATTGTTTTTGTTTTGCAATTTCTGAAAAATATAAATATGAATTAACCGCAACTAAAAAATAATACTCGTACAATAAAACAGTAATGTGCTTTGCATCACTAAAAATAGGCGTATTTTCAACAATTTCATTCAAAAATAATGTAGATGTCTGCACATTTTTTAAAATTGCATTTATTGATTTTTTATTTCCAATCTTATAAAAATTATCCAATTTATTTGTGATTCTCTCATTTGAAAATTTAATTATAGATTCTGAATCACCTTTAGAAAGTTGCCCAGAAATATACGGTGGCAAAGATTCCATCTCGGAAACTTGAGAGAGTATAATATTCGGATAAACCTGTGTAATATTTTTTACTGCATTTCTCACAAATTCAATTGATACTTCCAACGAATTTTCACCATTTAATAACGTATTTTCCATTTTATTGAAAAGCATTATACCCCCATTTTTGAAAATGCCTTTTTCTATCTCTTCGGCTGTTCGAAATATTGCATTTCGAAATGTAGCGCTTTTTTTACTTGTATTGAAATTAAAATACTTTTCCGCTTCATTGGTCAATGTTTTTGTATTCTTTTCAATTATTATTTGCAACTCTCTCAAAGATGATTGCGAGCGATTTTCATTAAAATTCTTCAATGCGACTATAAATTCATCTGGGAAAACCATTGATGGTGACATCTTGGACTCTTTTGCCTTTGTTGGTTTCATTTTCAAATCATCAATCGCCTTCAATAAAATGCGATTCAAATTCTCATTATATGTTCCCACACCCACTTGATATTCATTCATTGGTTTCATCGTTTGACCATTTACCAGCTGTAATAAATGCTGCAAATCCTTTGTTGTGTAATCCAGGTTGAATTCATTTTTAATTTTATCAATCAACTTTATTTTATCAGTGTGGCTCATATCCGAATTTTGCGAACTTTTAAAAATATTAAAAATATCTCGATTCTCTCCAAGCGTGTTTTTGAATTTGCAAATTTTATGAATGTCACTAGATAACGAAGTTGTATTAGCGCCTCCTTTTGCATTTCCATAGTTGCAATATGTCATGAATGCATTGTATATTGTGAATTCATCAAAATTCGTCGAAAGGTCGGGAATATTATTTCGCGTGTCTCTCGGGTCCAGCATAATTGAAGCTTCGCTAAGACTATAAATGTCAAGCAGAATTGCACTTGTACAGCTCACCATGTCACAATAATTTTTTATATTAGGAACATGACTTATCATATAATCCAATGTTGTCACACCGCCTTCACGTTCGTTGCAACACGCATTCTGAATATAATTCTTGGATAAAAGTTTTGTTTTATCTTTTGTTTGAGACGAAATTACCTCCTGAATAAGTTTTTGAATAATCAATGAAAAATGTATTACTTTTGATTGCAACACTAATATCTTTTCTGTTTGCAAACTACTTCCATTTTTCAAGTTTCGTTTCAAGTCGTCGCAATATGTTTTTGTTACAGGTAATGGCGTCGATGTAATAAATGCAGAAGGGTCAACTAACAGCGGACGAAAATGCGACGATGCAACATTGGCTTTAATGCCAGATTTTGAATGCGAAGATTTTTGCGCCCGTTGTTCTCGTTGTTCTTTTAATGCGTCAAATTCACGCTTCTTATCAAAACGCGACTGAATTTGTGGTTGGTTAACTATTTTCGTTTTTATAAGATTAAATAACGTGTCTCTCATTTTTTCCTGGTTAATCTTTTTTATAGAATTCCAAGGAGCATAGTCACTCTTTACTTTTTGAGAGATGCATGCCATATAAACAACAAATGATAAGTCGCCTTCATCTAAAGAAAACGGATAACCGCTGAACGATTTTACACAGTTTGGAAATGTTATTTTACTTTTTATTTGCGGAATGGATGACTGTATCACGATTATAATCAACGCCATGGAATAAAAAATTAAATATTGATTATATGTTTTTTCATACGCTTCGTATTCGACTGTCATTTTTTTATCCAATTCGTATTGATCTTTTGTTTTTTTTTTAGGAAGAAGTAACTGAATTGTTTCCACCATAAACCTTTTATCTTTATTTTTAAAAATTACAGATAATGAACTCTCGTAATGACTAATAATAGTATTCAAACTCATCACTGTTTCATTTTCACCTTGACCTCCTTCTTCATCCTCTTCGCTTTCACCTTCGCCTTCTTCTTCATATTCGTCTTCCTCATCTTCTTCACCTTCTTCCTCTTCGCCTTCGCCTTCGCCTTCGCCTTCGCCTTCGCCTTTGCCTTTTTCTTGAACATGTTTGGATTGTATATTTACATCGATAACTTCACCCGAGTTGACTAGTGCAAGGTCGGATGCATTCTCTTCTTCATTGCGAATTAATTGTACGCCCGCCTCCTCGCCCTCTTCTTCAAACATCCACCCTTCTGAAACTAGCGCGATTGTTGAAATTGAATACCCGCTATACTTGTCAACAATTTTGTCACCTTCGCGCTTGCCGTTTGTTCTTTCAATTCGGGAAAGTGTTGTAATGTATTTCGAAGATTTAGGGTCTTGCGGATTATAATTCTGGGCAAGCTCATAAAAAAACGTGGGCAATAAACGAACGCCCGGAACGCCGCACGATTTGCAATAATACCATCGAGCATCTTCATCTGGAAGCGCATCTCTAACAAATAGTTCGCTGTTTACCAAATCTAAAATGCATTGATATTTTTTACCAATATCATCCATGCCCAAAATGCAATCGACAATTTCCTGGTATGGAGACCTAACAACCGTTGTAACCTTTTTCTTATGTTCCTGACCCAGTAGATATTGCTTCTGGTTGTATTTCAATATTTCAAAAACTTTTAATTTTAAAAGAAGTTTTATATTTTTAAAATCTCGTAAAAATGTCTCATCTATATTCTTTTTTTTCACGTCGCTTCTTGAATCAAACTCATTTATAATTTTACTTGTTAAATCATCCAGCAATGACGATTCTGACATTGATTTATCTAGACACTTTTGATTTATCGAAAAACAAAGCGGTTTGGGTTTTGTTTCCGACGGAATATTGCAAATATATGATGGGTCATCAACATGTACATTTTGAAGCTCGGGGTCTTTGTCAATGGCCCACTCATTGTTTCTTCTAACATAATAATCGTACCGCGTAGAACCATCATCTTGGTCAACAATTTTCAACGCCGCATAATCACCATCTTTTACAACGCGCTTGCCTGTCGAATCATATTTTGAATCAAACAAAATGTCTGCCGGTTTCCCGCCATCTAATTCTAATTCACCCACCGATGTATACACTCTGCTCAAATTAATCTCGCGCTTTTTACAAGACTTTGAATCTGCCCCTGACGACTCTTTCATCATTTTTTCCTTCAAATCCTTCTGCTCCCTTTTCAATATAGAATCCATCTCCGAAGATGTCAAATCAGAATTCTCAATCGCCATTATGTCCATAAACAGCCGCGCAAAATCGGCATCAAGAATTATTTTCAAAATTTCTGAAGATGATAAAAAACCATTACCATTGCCACCATGTTTGTCATCAGTTAATTTATAAAGTTTAAAAATATCATCGAGAGACGTGGTTTCATCATTCGCCAAAACTATTTTCTTATGTAATTCTTTCGAAATTGGAACCCGCTTACCTTCATCTTCATTGAATGGTTGATAAAATAATTCCAACGACTCTAGTTTTGTAATTGCATTTTTATTAACAAGCTTTTTAAATTTTGATGATGATGCAGACAACCTCTTCATGTATTCAGAAATATTTTTATTGATAAATGCGCGCATTGCATTATACTGGTATTCAGTTAAATCTTTATTGTATATTAAAAACGGTTGGAGTGCATATATAACTTCGTATATCGATAAACAACGACCGAGTCGATATTCTAATGCTGAAAATGCATCTTGATTGGTCGGAACAAATGAATTAATAAACTGACCTATTTTATGTGTGGATTTTGATATCGACTCATTCGGAGCGAATGCCACCACATCTGAAAACACAATACTGCCCTTGTATTTTTCCAAATGCTTTTCTTGTTCTTCTTCCTCTTTCCCCCCTTCCTTTTCAACCTTGTCTACATTTATAACTTCGGTTACAACATTGTCTCTGAATTTAATGTCGGAAATTATACTTGACCAAGTTTTCAAATACAATGAATCCATTAAAACCCTGTCTGATAACAGCGTGTCTGGGAGTCCCATCTGAGTCAAAGCAACTGCTTGCTTATTCAGCGTAATAAACGATGTTATAAATGCAGGATCATTCGGAGTTGAATTAACCCGTTTTACATTATTTGATTTCACATCCTCGAATTCTAATTTCGTTAACCCCAAGTTGTACGCGCGGTCAATATATGTCTGAACTGTCGAACCCGATGACGACCCCTTCTTCGATGACACAATTGTGTCATTATTTGTTGAAAGCGTGAGAATGGTTGTTGAGACCGGTTTATTTTGCATAACATACTTGTTATCTGGATTTTGTTTCGGATTCTCAAACGGCGTTAAATATGAATTCATATCTTCCATTATCATGTGGTTATAAGGCTCATTTTTATCCGGATACAGTTTCTTCTGTTCTAAAATTTGCTCTTCAAAATTATATATTCCATTTACCGTATTGACCCCAATCGTATCATCACCGGTTACGTACAACTTTTTAATATTTTCTACGACAGGCAAAACCCACTGGAGTTTCGTATCTAAATTTTGAATGTGAATTACAGAAGGTTTATCATGTTCATTCAAGGCTCTTGGCATTTTTGGAACACCATTTTTATCAAACAGCGAATACTCTTTCCGCAACTGAAAAAAACGCTCTATTCCTCGATGAATCCCATTCAACGCAGCATCAGTCCGCCTACTTTTTGGAACTGACGAAATAATATTTTCTAATAAATCATCGTATTGTTTTGTCTCAGACACAATTCTCTGAGACGACGGAACCTCATACATTATGCTTGCAAATATTTTATTTCCCTCATCTAGAGCGTCGGCTAAATCAAGGTCAATTCCCGAGTCTTGTTCTTGTTCTTGTTCTGCTCCTTGTTCGCCCACGCCTATATAACCCTCACCTAGACTAGTCGTTGCCGCAGCCGGTTTAGGTTTAAATTCAATTACTTTAATTTTTTTAATCCACGGAGGTAAACCGCTGCAACCAAAATTTATGAAAATGCTCTCTTGAAAATCCTGTGGAATGTCTTTTACTTCGGAACCCAAATCATCAAGCAAGAGCTTTACTTCAATTATATCCTGATTTTTATCCACATCTACAATTTTACACAAAATAAAAAGAGGTTGTGACTGGTGTGGTGACTGTTCCTCTTCCGATGACAACGAAGGCGGTGGCATTAATTCAATTGAAAGCGTCATATCAATCTTAAAATCAGACTGTTCTACATATTTGTGACTGGCTTTCCTTTTAATAATTTGAATTTCTGATACTTCTTCTTCTTCAATTTTTTGTATTTTATCATTATGAATCTTAACATTTATTACCTGTTGAGTTTGTTTATTATTTAATTTTAAGAGGGTGGAATCCACATATACGATTTCATATACATTGTTTTGCAACTTGGAATCAGGAACATTCGCATTTATTTTTATTTCATCTCCAAGAAACAATTTATTATTACCTGCATCTTTTTTTTCTTTTTCTATTTCCATGTTTAAATAAAATATACTAATATCTAATAATATCTAATATATAATAATATATAATTTATATTTATATATAGTATAATAGTTAGAGAAAATTCTATAATCTTTACACTATTAATAATTTACGGATTTACATGAAAAATACATGAATGAATAACAAAACAAAACAATGTAAAAGTTGTTAAATGTTTTATATTTTGTTTAATGAATATAAAGAATACACAAGTATTAACTCATAGGTTAACCATACGAATTCATCCGTATCATGAAGGAATCACATCAGGAGCAACCATCAACGTCGCATTATCGTTTTGAATTGAATTATTTGCCAGACATTGTCAATAATGGTGACGAATGCATAAAATGTAAAAAAGTGTCTGTTGATAATAATAATAATAATAATAATAATAATAATAAAACATCTCAAACATCTCAAACACAATATTATTTAATCAACTATGATAAAAAAATAATGCGCAATGGTCTCAATAGAGAAAAAAATAAAAGTGAATCCGACAAACGTTGCGTGAAACATTTTCGGTCAGTTGTTTTGAATGAAGACTGCAAAGTTGTCGGATTTTCTCCGCCAATGTGTGAGACGAAAGATGTCGTTCTTGACGTTGATAACATTCAATTTGCCGAAGAGTTTGTTGAAGGAACAATGGTAAACGTGTTTTATAACTCGGCAAATGATGTTCAGAGCTGGGAATTTTCCACGAAGAATACAATTTCGCCTCTCGAAAAAGCGGCAGGAAAATGTTTTAGAAGAATGTTTTTGGAGACATGTGCAAATGCAAATTTGAATTTCGACGATTTGCCAAAAGAATATTGTTATAGTTTTGTCATGAAACACCCGGATAATGTAATTGTGGCACCTGTAAAAAACACAGCCCTTTACATTATTGCCATTTACTTGGTTAAAAATGGTGATGATTTGAGTGCCGCAACCGCATATGAAATGGAACGGTCAGTTGTAAGGTGGAGTAGTTTTTCAAAAGTGTCACACCCTGCCCGACTCGGAATGACAAAGGGTCAAGGCGACTTTGATAAAATTGTAAAAACATTCGCGTCGACGGATTCATTGTACTATTATCCCGGAGTCATGTTTCGAACTTTCACAGGCGAACGTTTCAAATTGCGCAACCCAAATTATGAAATGGTGAAGAATACAAAGGGTGTCCGCGCAAGAGACGAGTTTGTGTATTTGCATCTTAAACAGGTGGGTTATGTGAGAAAACATTTTGAAAGGTGCCCTGAAGATGAGCTGAAGTTTTTTGAATTTCAATCCAACTTGTATAACTACACTTCCAGTTTGCATAAAAATTATTTGGACTGTTATATTTACAAGAAGATGGGTCTAAAAGATTTCCCCCTTAAATATCGAAACAACATGTACAAGTTACACAATGATTATTTGCACGTGCTGAAACCTGAAGGGGCGCGCGTTACGCTGTCGCATGTAGTTCAATTTGTAAATAATTTGTCAGTGTCATCTCAAATCTATTTTTTGAAACAGAAAGAGTCGACTGAAACTATCGAAACTCCCATTGTACCTAAAAAAATATTTTCATCTCCCCCATTGACCCCTTTGACACTGCAACTTACACCAGAATATTCTCCCCTAGAAATGAAATGTCCCAATGCGCCATAAGGGGAACCAATGGTTCGGTTCCCCTCTGACCCCTCCCTAATTCATATTCATTAATAATAATATTATTATATTATATAATTTTATATCATATAATATCAAGACGTTTCGATTTTCCATTATTTGTAAATGTTGAATAAATTAATCATCTATTCGTTTATACTATTTTTATTTATAATTATAATTACGCATTTTTATACAAACGAAAGTATTTTAGAAGGACTTGATTCACCTTCGCCTTCTTCTTCAGACATTGGTGTGACCGTGGGAACATATAGTGCAAAACTAGATGCACTTGGAAAAACGGTCGACTCAATGCAGTCTAGTATTTTAGGACTTTTACCAATTGTCACAAAAAACACATCAGATAATAAAAATAATCAACAAGCAATACAAGCAATCATTGCGAATAAAGATAAAACATAACCTTCGTAATTCCATAGTTCCATAATTTCACAATTCATTACATTTTTACAAACATATTTATTATTTTATATTAAATAAATAATTTAATATAAACAGAAAATAAAGAAAATAGAAATGAAATTTGCTTTCAATTTTTCAAACATTATCATATTTACATATATTATATTTTTCACTGCCATTATTTTAAATTACATTACAACCACCATGTATGTCGAACCAATGTCTTTGAGCGAAACAGTCGATGCAGACCAGTTAAGAACAAGTTTACTATCTGGAAAAGTTGCAGCGCTTCAACCCACTGTCGACGGACTGTCAAAAAATGTAAATGATAATGCTTCAAATATAAAAACGACAATGGACACAATAACAGCAGTTTTAAAGCAAAAGGTAAACGATGTAAATAAAAAAGTTGGTAAAGACATTACCGATAAAAATAATGCGCCTCCTCAGATTACCGGAACATCGTAATTATTAAATTATTAATCAAAATTCAAACGACAAACTAATAAGGGAGAATTGCATTTTGCCCTATTTTCTAATAATCGCTGACTTCTACGAGGAGGAATGTACGGACTCAATTCAATATCATCATGGTGATGATGATGACGTTTGCTGCAATTGCCCTTACCATCATCATCATCGTCACTGCATTCACTCTCGCTGTATTCATTCTCACTGTATTCGCTGTAATCACTCTCACTGTCATCGTCGTCGTCGCTGTCATCAAACGACTCATCCATAACAATGCGGTCTATCTGTCTTGAATAATACTCAACAAACTTATTGATTGTCGCCATCAACAACTGAACCAGCGCTAGAATGCTCAACACAACGAATCCAACTCCAAGTATAAAGTCATAAATCTGTTCAAATCTGTTTGATGCCATTGCCGTTTCCATTTAAATATAGTTGTGTCGTCGTTCTTTAACCTGCACATTGTAGGTTTATGTTTCAATAATTCAATTTATAAATAAAATAAATATATATTATTATAAATAAATTCAAAAATCCACTTATTTAATCATATTATTTATACATTATTTATAAATAAATAAAATTTTATATTATTATAATATAAACATATATATATATATAAATATGGTATTAAATATAAAAGATGTAGTTATAACTGGCACTACAAGTGCACCAACTCCTCCAACTAATTCAAATAACAAACAGATTGCAACAACTGCATTTGTTCAAAATAATCTTAAACTTAAAGCACCAAATAATAACCCTACATTTAATGGGACTGTAAAAGGTATAACAAAGACAATGGTTGGTTTAGGAAACGTAGATAATACAACTGATGCTAATAAGCCCGTTTCAACTGCTCATCAAACTGCTCTTGACTTAAAAGCACCATCAGAAAGTCCATCTTTAACTGGTAATCCCACCGCTCCAACACAGGCATCCAGTGATAATACTACAAAATTAGCAACGACTGCATTTGTTAAATCGGCTGTGAGTTCAGTTACAGGAGCTCAGGGTGCTACTGGCGCACAGGGTGCTCAAGGTGCCACTGGAGCCGTAGGAACACAGGGCGCTACTGGCGCACAGGGTGCTACTGGCGTACAAGGCGCTCAAGGTGCCACTGGAGCCGTAGGAACACAGGGCGCTACTGGCGCACAGGGTGCTACTGGCGCACAAGGCGCTCAAGGTGCCACTGGAGCCGTAGGAACACAGGGCGCTACTGGCGCACAGGGTGCTACTGGCGCACAAGGTGCTCAAGGTGCTACTGGAGCCATAGGAACACAGGGTGCCACTGGAGCAGTAGGAGCACAAGGGGCTACTGGCGCGCAGGGTACTCAGGGTGCTACTGGAGCCATAGGAGCACAGGGTGCTACTGGAGCCATAGGAGCACAGGGTTCTACTGGCGCACAAGGTACTACTGGAGCCATAGGAGCACAGGGTTCTACTGGAGCCATAGGAGCACAAGGTGCTCAAGGTGCTACTGGAGCCATAGGAAGACAGGGTGCCACTGGTGCTACTGGCGTACAAGGTGCTCAAGGTGCTACTGGAGCCATAGGAACACAGGGTGCCACTGGAGCAGTAGGAGCACAAGGTGCTACTGGCGTACAAGGTGCTCAGGGTGCTACTGGAGCCATAGGAGCACAAGGTGCCACTGGCGTACAAGGTGCTCAGGGTGCTACTGGAGCCATAGGAGCACAGGGTGCTACTGGCGTACAAGGTGCTCAAGGTGCTACTGGAGCCATAGGAGCACAAGGTGCTACTGGCGTACAAGGTGCTCAGGGTGCTACTGGAGCCATAGGAGCACAAGGTGCTACTGGCGTACAAGGTGCTCAGGGTGCTACTGGCGTACAAGGTGCTCAGGGTGCTACTGGCGTACAAGGTGCTCAAGGTGCTACTGGCGTACAAGGTGCTCAGGGTGCTACTGGAGCCATAGGAGCTCAGGGTTCTACTGGCGCACAAGGTGCTCAAGGTGCCACTGGGGCCGTAGGTGCTCAGGGTGCTACTGGAGCCATAGGAACACAGGGTGCCACTGGGGCCGTAGGTGCTCAGGGTGCTACTGGAGCCATAGGAGCACAGGGTGCTACTGGCGTACAAGGTGCTCAAGGTGCTACTGGCGTACAAGGTGCACAGGGTTCTACTGGAGCCATAGGAGCACAAGGTGCTACTGGTGTACAAGGTGCTCAGGGTGCTACTGGCGTACAAGGTGCACAGGGTTCTACTGGCGCACAAGGTGCTCAAGGTGCCACTGGGGCCGTAGGTGCTCAGGGTGCTACTGGAGCCATAGGAACACAGGGTGCCACTGGGGCCGTAGGTGCTCAGGGTGCTACTGGAGCCATAGGAGCACAGGGTGCCACTGGAGCCATAGGAGCACAAGGTGCTACTGGCGTACAAGGTGCTCAAGGTGCTACTGGAGCCATAGGAGCTCAAGGTGCTACTGGAACCATAGGAGCACAAGGTGCTACTGGAGCCATAGGAGCACAAGGTGCCACTGGGGCCGTAGGTGCTCAGGGTGCTACTGGCGTACAAGGTGCTCAGGGTGCTACTGGAGCCATAGGAGCACAAGGTGCTACTGGCGTACAAGGTGCTCAAGGTGCCACTGGAGCCTTAGGAGCAGGAGGAGTCGTAGGAGCACAGGGTGCTACTGGCGCACAAGGTGCCACTGGAGCCGTAGGAGGACAGGGTGCACAAGGTTCTACAGGTTCTGTAGGAGCTCAAGGTGCTACAGGTAATATAGGACCTCAAGGTGTCGTTGGCGGATCTACAGGAGCTCAAGGTGCACCGGGCGTACAAGGTGCCACAGGAGCTCGGGGAGATACAGGAGCTCCGGGTGCAACAGTTACTAAAAGCAGTCTTGGATTAGACAACGTTGATAATACAAGTGATTTAAATAAGCCGGTTTCAACTGCTTATCAAACCGCTCTTAACCTAAAAGCACCATTAGAAAGTCCAGCATTTACTGGAGACATTACTTTTGTGACTAGATCCACTAGCGTTTTATATGCATTATGGACTCAACACGGATTAGATATTGACGGTGAAACATATAGTGTAAGTCTTTCTGCTGATGGCAATGTTGTAGCAATCGGTGCTCCTTATAACGACAACAATAATGGTACAGATTCAGGCTGTGTAAGAGTATATTATTGGAATACATCCACATCTGCATGGACTCAACGCGGATCAAATATTGACGGTAAAGCTGCAAATGAAAATAGTGGATGGAGTGTAAGTCTTTCTTCTGATGGAAATATTGTAGCAATTGGTTCTCCTTATAACAACGGGCTTAACTTACAAAAAAATGGCCGTGTAAGAGTATATTCTTGGAATGGATCTGTATGGACTCAACTCGGAATAGATCTTGTTGGCGCATTTAAGGGCGACAAGTTCGGATGGAATGTGAGTCTTTCTAATGATGGAATTAGGGTAGCAATCAGTGCTCCTTATAACGTCGATAGTGGTGGTGCAACTGATAATGGTTATGTAAGAATATATGATTGGAAACAAACATCTCAATGGGAACAAAGCACAAGTATTACCGGTGAAGCTGTAGGTGACCAGAGCGGATATGGTTTAAGTCTTTCTGCTGATGGCAAAGTTTTAGCAATCGGTGCTCCTTATAACGACAACAGTAATGGTACAGATTCAGGCCATGTAATAGTATATTTTAAGCCTGATGGATCTTGGTGGACTAAACGCGGATTAGATATTGACGGCGAAGCTGCGAGTGACCGGAGTGGATGGAGTGTAAGTCTTTCTGCTGATGGAAATGTTTTAGCAATCGGTGCTCCTTATTACAACAGTAGTAAGGGCCATGTAAGAGTATATGATTGGAATACATCCACATCTGCGTGGACTAAACGCGGATTAAATATTGACGGCGAAGCTGCGAGTGACCGGAGTGGATGGAGTGTAAGTCTTTCTGCTGATGGAAATATTGTAGCAATCGGTGCTCCTTATAACGACGGTAATAAGGGCCATGTAAGAGTATATTATTGGAATACATCCACATCTGCATGGACTAAACGTGGATCAGATATTGACGGTAAAGCTGCAAATGAAAATAGTGGATGGAGTGTAAGTCTTTCTGCTTATGGCAATTCTGTAGCAATCGGTGCTTATAATAGTGGTAATTCAGGCCAAGAAAGAGTATATTTTTTGGGGGAGAGATTTTCACTAGCATTGTTAAATTCAAAAGTATCAGGAGGTACTGTTGGTACTACAACTATGACTGATGGTTTCATTTATATTCCAGGAGCAAATGGACCACCCGCAAATACACCAACCACAACATCATCGTTTCCTTTATATTATGATTCTACTAATAAAAAATTGTGTGTTTACGATAATGTATGTGGATGGCTAACCTGGCTAACCACAGATTTGACTTATACTGGTAATTTTACTTGGACGATTAGAACTAGTGCTGTCTACCCAACCTTTGATCATGATTGGTTTTCAGTTGCTTACGGTAATGGATTATGGGTTGCTGTTGCGAATAATGGTACAAATAGAGTAACAACAAGTCCTGATGGTATTACTTGGACGAGTAGAACTACTCCTCTTGATACTAATGATAATTATTGGCAATCAGTTGCGTACGGTAATGGATTATGGGTTGCTGTCGCGTGGTATGGTGTAAATAGAGTTATGACAAGTCCCGATGGTATTGCTTGGACGATTAGAACTAGTGCGAATGATAATTCTTGGCAATCAGTTGCTTACGGTAATGGATTATGGGTTGCTGTTTCGACAGACGGCACAGGAAATAGAGTAATGACAAGTCCCGATGGTACTACTTGGACGATTAGAACTAGTGCGGCTGATAATTTATGGCAATCAGTTGATTACGGTCATGGCTTATGGGTTGCTGTTGCGAGTTCTGGTACCGGAAATAGAGTAATGACAAGTCCCGATGGTATTACTTGGACGAGTAGAACTAGTGCAGCTGATTATATTTGGTGTTCAGTTGCTTACGGTAATGGATTATGGGTTGCTGTTTCGAATTATTCGAGTGGCGGCGCAAGTAATGTAATGACAAGTACGGATGGTACTACTTGGACTCTCAGAACTGGTGCGAGTAATAATTCTTGGCGTTCAGTTGCTTTCGGTCATGGATTATGGGTTGCTGTTGCGAGTACTGGTACCGGAAATAGAGTTATGACAAGTCCCAATGGTATTACTTGGACGAGTAGAACTAGTGCTGCTGATAATGATTGGCAATCAGTTGCTTACGGTAATTCTTTATGGGTTGCTGTTTCGAGTAATGGTGCAAATAGAGTCATGACTATGGTTTAAAAGATTTATCACTTGATAAAGTTGAAAAATTGGAATTGTATCATCATTTCTTCAATGTACTTTTTATCATAAACTGCAATTTTTGTGCTTCTATCCCAACTGCTGTATGTCGTAATTATGCGCGAGTCTTCAACAATGAGCCCAAGGCAATATTCAATGCAGTGTTCGTCAAATTTGAAAACTGGCGTATACTTGATAAGTTTCATATCTTCATTATTTTCAAAAACAAGCATCATGTGGTAATAATGACGAGGTTGTTCATGCGAAACAATGTGAACAATAAACCATATCTGGTCTTGATAGTTGAAACCGCAAGTAGAACCGCGAATATGATTGAATATACCGGGGTATTGTGATGGTTGCTTTAAAGAAACCGTTCTCAACACGTTTGGATTTTCTTCGTCAATTTTACAAATTCGAAAAGGACTCCAGCCATATATAACGCATTTTTGCCCTCCTACATTTGCAAATACCCAATTTTTTTCACAAGACGAATCTAGATTGAATTCGGGTTTTATTTCAAAAGGTTTTAATGTGTTACCGCCGCCATGATATTTTCCATGAACAACTCCAATTCTATTATCTGCATGATATCCAACGCCAATAAATAATAATTCAGATGACACTTCGGAGTCATAAAACAATCTTACATCCTCTACGCCAATGTACTGTCTGTCAGCATATTCAATGTCAATTAATTTGTCTTTTTCTTTTATAATGTGAAAGTCATCAGTCAATTCTATATATTTATTGAGAGATATTATGTGTTGCCCACATTTATATTCCCCATTTACACCTATATTATAATTCACCAAACGCACATTCATGATGTATCCGCCGTTGCCGTTGCCGTTGCAATTGCGTTTTGGAAGAATGCTGCTTGAAGATGAATTAAAACAAACTAGATTTCCGTTTATTTCATGGTCTAGCGTAAAACTCATATCGCATTTTACTGCTGGAACTAATTTTAAATCATAAAATTTAATATTTCGAAATAAATTTGAAACAAACACATTGTTACTGCAATTATTCAATACATTCATAATTGAGTGTTTTATATTTGTTATGCTCTTATTTTCAATATAATATGCAATGATGGTATATTCATAATCACACTTATATGTATAAACATCATTTTCTAAAAATAAATAATCATCTTTCCCTGCACCACATGCAACTGTAATTTCCTTTGCAATTTTATAAAATAAATACGATAACTGTTGCTTTCCTATTTCTCTATAATATTTTATAATTTCATATATGTTTTCTGCCCGATTTGGTAAAATATTATACCCCGCTAGCCACGCATCAACTGCTTCAGGCATTTTTCCGAGGTCTTTATAACATATTCCCATTTTATAATAAGAGTACCAAATTTCTTGATTCCATCCACCCAATGCAATTCGCTTTTTATACATTTCGATGGCTTCTTCTCTTTTACCCATATCTTTTAAAGTATTCGCCAAATAAAAATGGTACCTATCATTTTTTGGATTTTCCTCTATTCCCCTTGTAAGCAACTCCACATCGCGAATAAATTTATTTCCTTTTGACCCGCCATCACCAACATCATTAATAAACACAACATTCTTTTCAAAAGTATTTACTGTAGTGTTGGGTGGAAAATTTATATGTTCATGAGTTACACCTGCATATGAAATTTTTCCATTATTTTTTACAATTCTTACATTTTTATAATAAAAATCATTTGACCCTTGCAAAATATAGTAAACATCAAGCGTTAACATTTTTTTCGAAAACGAATCTTCACTCGGATAAAAAATCATATCTGCATCCAATAGTAACACATAATCAGACATTCCAATACACGCTTGCAATGAAAAATTGCGATTATGCGAAAAATCCTTGAACTGTTCAACGACTATTTTTCCCGGAATGTTTTTACTTTTAAAATATTCATTTATTACATCAACCGTGTCGTCTGTTGAACCCGTGTCACATATGCAGTAACAGTCAATCCATTTTATTACGGAATCAAATAATCTGCATATAATCTTACTTTCATTTTTTACAATCATATTTAAACATATTGTTGGTTCCACCATTTCTTTATTAATTGTCGCAATAGTGATTTTGCAATATTGTTTATCATGAGCAATATTTAAATGCATTTTATTTATAATTAAATGGTTAAAAACTGTAATTAATTATCTTTACAGTTTTTAATAAATGTGTTGTAACTACTGTAACTATTACATGTCATATTTCTTTAGATACAATAAATTAATCGAAGACGGCGGAAAAGGAAAAGAAGCAGATAAAAATATCATCGTTAGAATTGGTTCTTCGGAAGTTTCAAATGTACAATCATTAGAGCACGACACGCAACCACAACACGCCACAACAGATTCGCAAACACTGACAGTTTCAACACTTGTAACAAATTTAGATGAATTTAAAATACTTTTTTTAACACAAGAAAAATTATGTTATGAGTTGCGAGCAGAAAATGCAATATTAACAAACAAATTAGAAATGACCATGTCAATAAGCAAAAAACAACTACTACAAATAAAAAGACTAAAACTGAAAATGTGCAAGCTAGAAACAGCTAATGAAACATTTGAAAAGATTTTAGGTTATTCTAACTATTCCAAGGGTGGAAACAATTTTGCACATCCACCACCACCACCACCACCACCACCACCACCTCTTTTTCCTCCTCCACCTCCTCTTCCATTGAATACCTCCGGTGTTAAACAAAAATTTCCCCCCAAACCTATGAATACTGTATTGGAGGAATTTAAATTAAAATTTAAACCGAAAGACTAAGTATTATCAGGTGTTAAGTTATGGAAGCCGAAATCATCATACGCTAAAATACAATATTCTCATCAATCCATTTTTTTATTCTTACATTTACCGGTTGTAATATCATATTCAACCCGTCTGCATAGTGCATGTAATTATTTTCATCATTTTTCATTGCAAGAAGAGTATGATGAATTATTTTGAATATTTCATCCGTGTACAATTCAGAAATTTTAACAAATATGTCATCCATGTCAATTTCAGATGATGCGGTAGATGTAGGTGAAGACAAAGATGAAGATGAAGAAGTGGCTGTTAAATGAATTGGCGCGTTTGGAACAACGTGATGATTATTATTTCCATCCAACATGTTTTTATACATTTGAAGCGTGTGTAGAACATGCGTCTTTTCCGTCTGGTTATAAGTTCTAATTAAATTATTAATTCCATTTTTTGCTAGCTCAATTAAAAGTAAAAATAATTCGCTATACTCCGTTTTTTCATCTGTATAAAACTTTTTAAATCTGCAAAATATATTGAACAAGTAAAATAAATCTTCTTGAGTATCATTATTATACCATCGCGTTACAGATTGACTGTATGTAGGCGCCTGTATATATAAAATATTATTCTGAATTGTCAGTTTCGTTCCAATTGGATAATACGATAGAAATCCAATTTGAATAAGTGCTTGTAAAGGTTCAAGAATTGTTTCAAACCTTTCTTTTTTTTTACTTCCACTTATTGTTTTATATAATAATTGTATTGTTGTTTGCATGCTAATTATATTCATCATATATATTTAAATTATAATTATATAGATTTTATAATAATCTATATAATGTGAGTGAAAATTATTCTCTCTAAAAAAATCAACCAAATGGTAAAAAAATATTAACTGTTTGAATTACTTTGTAATGTGAAATACCATGCTTTTCACACCATTGTATACACTTTTGTACATTTGACTTTTTCAAATTTTCATTTTTTTCTGTACTTTTATTCATGATTAGATTTAATGTATTTACAATATTTTCTATTTGATTCTCTCCAAATATTGCATTAATTTCTTCAATTCTTGTTAAATATACGCGGTCATGTTTAAATCTAAAAAATGATTCAATATTGAAATCTAAAATCAAATTGTGAAAATTTTCATAAAATTTATGAATCAAACTTTTAAGGTTGGTTTCATTTTTGTTAACATTGAAGTCTTTGCAAATTACATATTTTTCCGAGTTAGCATATCGGCTTGTTTTGGGTTTCATAATGTATACTTCCTTGTAGAATGATGAAAGCAAATACAATACATCAACCGTCGCATTAGAGAAAATGTCAAAAACTTTCAGTACAAAATTTCCACCGTTTGACTGCATTGAAATTGCATAAATAACTTGGGCAATAATTAATTTTGTTGCAGTATGTTCTTGATTATTAAAATTTTCAGAAAAATCAACTCCTCCATCTGCTGTAATTAAATCCATTTTTCCTCCGTATTTTTTATAACAATATTCAAAATTTTCTACTGACAATAAATTTCCAGTCTCATCGATTCCTTTTTCAATAATTACATTTCGATTTTCTTCTAAAAAATTCTTGCTTTTTTTCCATCCAGGACATTTTGAATCATTATTAACAAGTGTCATTCCATAGTATACGTCGTTGGGATTTCTTCTCAGGTGACAAACTGCCTCAATAAATCCTCCTGGCCCTTCGGCAAGATGAAATGATGACATTGTTTGTTCAGAATGTGTAGGAAATGATGATTCGGAAATTATAACAGACTGCATAAATGCATTGTGTTTGTGACCATTTCCTGAATTTCCAATGCTGAAAACATCATTGTCATTATTGCCATTATTGCCATTACTTTTTTCACGATTGCACAAGTTGAACTGCGTACAAATTTCAATCATTTTATAAAATGAACGTGAAAGCGGTTTCATTCGACTCACCTGGGTTTTACAACCTGGAACAACTGTATGAATAAACTCATATGGATTTGTTAGTTTTTTATAATTGTCCCAACTATTTTCCATCGGCTCAATTTGAAGTTTTGTTTTACTCAACATTTCACACAATGAATTTGAAATGAATGCATCTGGAGTCGAGTCAACCATTTTAAACCCAATGTCTTCACTTTGAATTATATATGCAATTTTTGGCAACAAAAAAATACTCATATATGTTAATTATTTATTTATCTAATCTATTTATTCAGACTAATTTATATTAAATTAAATATCTAAATTGTTTTCATAAATTTGTAATAAGGGATAAGGGAACCAATGGTTCCCTTAGGAACCCTCCTTTTTTCTTACAGATGTTTTATCCGCGATTATTATGCTTCTTCGGGAGTTGGTTTTTTCTTGACTGTTTTATTTTTTTCAAATACTATTTTCTTTTTTGGAATTGGAATCTTACTTTTTTCTGGAACTGGTTTTTCATCAGAAACTTTTTCAACTTTTTCGACACTTTTGGTTTCTAGTGGTGCCGATGATGAACCATTTGTTTTTTGCCAAATCCAATTCGGTTTATATCTTCCGCCTGTAGTTACACGCGACAAGATACCTTTGAACTCAGCATCCTTTTGTTTTTCTACATGTTCTTTTATCATGTGTTCACCAATGTAGTCGTACCTTACACTCTGAAACACAATGAATCCTCCGACTCGAAGACGGCTCCACAGAACTTCAATAGACGCGTGTAAAAACTCCTTCAACCACATTTTTTCATTATTAAACATATTGATGGACTGACCCTTGACCGTTTCATCATTGTACACTTCTTTTCCCCACATAGGAGGACTAAACATTACAATGTCTGCCCATCCAAAAGGCAAATTTTCTACACCGACTGCACTAGGAAGTCCATCTTCCAACATTTTCTGTTTTTCTGATGAACCAAACATTTCAATCATTTTGGAAAATCCAGGAGTAGAAAGTGGATTCGGTTCCACGCCAACATAACTGGCATTCAGCATAATTGCCGCCATCAAACGACTTCCGTATCCTCCGGCTCCATCAAGAATCTTCACACTGGAAAAATCATCGGATGACATTTCAGGGAATAACAATTTCCACATAATAACATACACATACGCATTCTCTGCACTCGACAAGTACACTTTTTTATCTTTGCCGTCCACCACCGACATCTTCATATTTATTCTTGATTCTTGGCTTTCAGTGCGCTCATCTGATTGGTGCACAATAATATCGTGCAGCGACTCATCTGTTGCTTCTATTGATTTTCGTTTCAATAAACGCAGCGCCTTTTCAACGAGTGTGCCGTTTTTAAAATGGTCTTCCAACGACGGCTCGCCTTTTGCCAATCGAACAGTTATTTTCGAAGGTTCTGTAAAATAATCAACCAGCAAATAATCCTTATCTAACAAGGTTTCATCAGGAGACTTGATTGATATAAATTCGCCATTTTTAAATTTAAGGTTATCATTTGCACCCACGTATTCTCTAATAAATTTATTTACTTCTTCCGTTTCTTTATTACCTGTTAAAATGTTATAAGAAGTTTCATCAATGTAATTTTCTTTCTTGAGAGTTGACAAGGGAACATCAGCCACCTTTGTTTTAATAAGCGCGTATGCGGCTTCAACGTCATCTTTTGTCCAAAAACGCTCTACAAAAGGAAATCCCTTTTCGATTACCGCAACCACGCGTTCATGTTCAGATTCATATTTTTCAGCTTGTTCGGCATTACTCAAAAACATGGGTTCAACTGCATTTTTATAAATCCATTCACTGAAATCCCCGCAAAATCGCTCATAAATTTCCGGATTTTCTTTTTCAATGTCATTTACTCCGTAATCGTGTCTTGCATTAATTTCCAAGAGTTTAACACCACCATCGCTTGTGACCATAAAATCGCATCCAAACACTTCAAATCCATATTTCGACTCAGCAGTAGTTGCAATGTGGGGTTTATAAACATCATAAGCACACCGCAGGACCTCGCGCATCTGTTGCATTATTTTTTTTGATTCCTTATCATTTAATCCCAATTCTCTTGATTCTGGAAACAGTCGATTCTTTTTCGTTGACTTGAAATGCGTATCGTGAATTTTTTTATTTTTATAGTCTGCATCTTTATAAGGTAACTCGGCTGTAATTATTTTGCCCTCATCAAACAAAAACCAGTCCGATTTTTTATTCGGTCGCATGCAAACCATAAAATACATGCGCAAATGAAATTTTTTACCCTCGATTAGCATAGGATTTCTAATATATTTTGAAACCAAGTATTGTTTCTTTTTATGCGTCGCTACAAATTCCTTAAGGTCTTCTTTGCTCGTAATGTATTCAATTCCTTCTCCACCTCCAGCACCAACACCCAGCGGTTTTATTATTAAAACGCCTTCGTCTTCTCTGTATTCGGATGTGCGCTTTTCGTCGCTCAACAACCAAGATTCTGCCATATATTTTTTACAAATTTCGGGGCATTTTTTATTTAATTCAATGTAAAGCTGCGCCTTGTCTGTAATAACATTTTTAGTGTAAGGATAGTCTGCATCAGATGTGCTGTATCCTTTTACACCATTTCCCTTGAGTAAACTCTTAACCATTGTTTTGATATTGTATATGCTTTCTTCGTATCTTAGAAACCCCGTTTTTTTTTCATCGCTTGTTGCTCCAACCCATGCGAAATCGGCACTCGGGCTGTTGATGTCAACCTGTTTCCACTTTCGGTCAACCAACATGTCAACAAGGCGAGTTAACATTAACCCTTGTTTATCATAAACGGCAAATGTTTTTGAAAAGCCAGAAGGAACAACTGTAACAACTGCGGAATGTTTTAAATGTGCGCAGTCAACATCCCTCACTTTTTTGTATATAAAATAGTCATTCAAAAATGAAAGCGATTTTTCTTCATTCGACATGGTCAACGCTTTTGAGTATGCAAAGTTCTTGGAATGGTACTGTTTCATTATTCTAAATAAATCTTCGAATGATGCCCTGCTTTTACTGAAAATGCCACCATCCCTATTTTCCAAGAAGAAGGGTTCAAACCCATATTTTGACATGATGCCGTCAAAGTATTCAAAATTTACCAGAAATTCTGAAATGTATTGGTTGATTGACTCCTGCCAGACACCTATTTCATATCCAAGACTGTTTTCATCCGGAGGAAATAGCAGGTCATCATCATATTTTTTAACAATTTCAATAATTTTTTTTGACTTGTCTCCACCCTTGAAAATTGCAAAACTTTCCCCTTTTTTAATTCCGTTCCTTTTTAAAAGGTCATATACTTTTTTACCATTGAACGTTGTGCCAATGAACATTCCCCCTTTTTTTGTGCATTCGCAAACGTTTCTGGCAAATCCTTCGAGCGTTTCTTCATTTTCAAACATGTAATGAACTGCGAATTGTATAGATGATATATCAAATCCTTGTTCCCCTTTTCCATAATTTGCAACGACACCAGTTAATCCTGCTTTTTTTAATGTTTCAACACTTCCTTTTCCGAAAACTGAATTAGATATTTCCCGAGTCAGTTGGCTCGAATTTGAAAATGCGCTTCCATCTTTTATGTTTCTACTACTATTTCCTACAACAAACATTGCATCCATTTTTCCAGAATTCTCCCTAACAAAATTGACATACCTTGCGCATGCTCCGTTGACCGGATTTTCGATATTGTCTCTTGACACGTCAATTCCATATACAAACGATAATCGAGATTCTTTCCATTTTGGCAAGTCACCACCCTTACCAACAGCAAAATCAATCAGAGTGTCGCCTGATTTAGACAGTTCGTAAATAAGTGCAGACTTTACAAATTTATTATGAAAATCGCGTAACCCGCTCGTAAGTTCTTCTTTTCTACCGTCACTAGATTTATAGTATACTTCTGTTATATCTGAAGCTTCAGCGGAAAGCTCCTCATATGTTATTATTTTATCGACCCCTTTAATAATGCCGTCAGTTACAGGATAATGAATGGAGTACCAAACGCTGTCTGCCGTTTTGTAATCATTACCGAAATTTTTGCCCGTTTTTCTAAGGTCGGCTGTTTTATCATAACGAATCCTTAATGGAATCCATTTCTTGTCTTGCAAATCATATCTAAATTCAACAATTGTCAAATCTTCAAATACTTCGGCTCCTTCTTCGGTGACCATGTCGCCCTCATTATTTAATTTTATTTCCATCGTTCCCGCATTTACATCATACGGATTTGATGGCAAAAACTGTATGGGCTTATACTCACCCGACCCTCCAAACATTTTTTCAATGACGCCTTCATAAATTAGCGCGCATGCATTTGGAATTATTTTATTTGAACGATTAGATGGGTCAAACCCGACTTTTAAAATAAGCTCTTTATAAGACTCTACCTGTTTTTGCGCCAGCATGTTTGTCGCATTTATTCCTCCTCTTCCAAATTTATCAACCACTTTATCTCGGTTGGTTTTATCATCTTTCACAGTGTTTACCAGAAAATCAACAGTGTTGAAATGCGGCGGCTTCCATTTGAATGAAAGCGCCCATGTAGATTTTCGGTCAAGAGGTCCAACTTGTCCGGGTGCAGACCCTCCAACGCCAGTATTGCACGGTGTAAAAATCAGACCATCCGTCACATACTTGTAGTCAGCTTCTAAACACTGTTTGCACAGCATGAATATTTTATCTGAAGAAGCGTCGCTTTCTTCTTCCACGCCAAACCCTCCTCCGTCATCAAAATAGAATCGCTTTGCTTGAATTGCAAATGGATTTTGAACCACTTTTATAATCGGCTTTGCATCTACGCTTCCAATGTATCTCACCATTTCTGAATATCGCGATTTATCTGCGTGTTCTTTACTGTTTGTGTAAAAACTCCGCTCGCGAACGCTTTCACCTTTCATAAAATAAATATCAAATGCTAAATACAGATTAATAAAATTCCCATCCTTGTCATGTAAAACATGCTCTCCGTCAATTAGCGTATTGTGAAATGCCTTTATTTCTGCTTCAAGACCGGTAAATTGAACATTCATTAGCGGGTCAATCAAATATATTCTGCCCTTATTTGAAACATATAACAACTTTCGAAGTCCATCTGCTTTATCTGTTACAGAATAATTTTTACGAATGCTCGGCATTTTATACATGCCGGCAGGCGCTATGTTTTTTATTTGAAGTGTCACAGATGACGGTCCGATAAACGCCAGTCGCGGCGGCGGCTTAACATCTCCCCTATAAATTAATTTTGAATACTCATCAAGCACCTGGCGTTTCTCATCATTCGATATTGGAAAATTACTTGATTGTATTCCAGAGAGAATCAATTTAATACACTCTCTCAACCTTTTCAATAAAACTTCCAGAGAAAATCCTGAATCTGCAACAACTCTATTATCCACCTCAATTTCAACTTCATACTTTTCTTCACCCTTCATAATATTCGACGTTTTGAAATCACCGTATGACTTCCTAGATGATGAAAATGTATCCTTTACAACACTAACATCGATTTTTACCGGACTATCAGGGTGTGTAAATGTAGTTCTCCTAATGTACCTGAAATTTTTACCGGTTGATTTCCAGTTGGAAATAATTTTGTCGCGCTCATCCTTTCCAATATTTATTTCAGATTGAAGACTAACCCTAAAATCAAAATCTAAATTATCAACGGGTTTAATGTCTGTTTTATATTCTGAGCCATCTTCCCGCGCAACGCCATATTCCATATTCTTTTTAGTAATCATTTTTGCATTCTTCTTGTCATCAATTGTATTGTCAATGCAAAAATTCTGTATGATTGAAAATCCGTCAATTTGAATTCGGACATCAGAGTCATTCAAAAATATTCTTAAACTATACTCTTCAGAAGACTGTGTAAATTGCAACGATTTTAATTTTTTAATAATATTTGTAACATTATCTTTTGTCAAAGGTGCAGACTGTTGTTTCATTGTTCCAAAACGCACTTCCAATTCCGGATAAGTCGCCGAATCAACCTCTTTTTTTTGTTCCTTTTTAACTGCATCTAAATATAGTTTCACAATTTTATCAAATTTCTCTTTGTCTTCATTTTGTTTTTCTTGTGATTGTGATTTAGTAGATTTTGTTCCAGAAAGGGAAGCAGACATTGTTATATAATTTGTATATATAATTCTATATTTGTTCAATTTTATAATAATTAAAATATTAGAAAATATAATATTTTAGAAATATATAATATTATGAAGTATTTTTTAGGGTTAATTACTAGATGTAAAGATGAAATATATATAGATGAATTTGTAAAGTATTATCTAAATGAAGGTGTTGATAAAATAATGATTTTGGATGATAACTCAGATAAAAATATTTATAAAAATATTATTCACAATGATAAAGTTGAAATTACTTTTGATAATGATATAATTTCAAAAAGAAGTATTTTCACCTTGTATAAAAAAGTTATTCCATTATTTGAATGGATTATTTATGTTGATGTTGATGAATTTATTACAACAAAACATAATAAACAAAATACAATTCGGGATGAATTATTAACTACTTTTAAAAATGCAATGTGTATTAAAATTCCATGGGTTATGATGTCATGTAATAATATTGAAAAAAATCCTGTTTCTCTACTAGAAACAAATATTTATCGTTGGAACCATGATAAACGCCACATCAATACTAAGACAGATATACACAAATTTAGATGTAGATATGATGGAATAGAGGTAAAATGTATTTTTAAACCTAAATATTTTGATGATATAAAAGATCATCATCCAATAAAATCAAATATTAAGAATCCAAGAATAGTTGAAAGTATTCACAATCAATCACATAAATTAGATGCAATGTATGGAAAATTAAGAGAAAATGATATTTCCGATGGCTTGTTGTTATGCTATCATTATCGTATAGTATCTGTTGAAAATTGTCTACATAAAATTGAAACTAATTGTTGGTACAAAAATTTCACTTTAGATATTTTATTATCTAATGATTATCCTGAAATCATAGATGATACTATAAAAAATAAATTAAATAAATAAGAATAAACCAAAAAAATACAAAACTTATATAAATTGTTTGCATATGTAATCATATAAATATTGTTTGGTTTTCTTTTCTTTGACATGCTGCTGCTGCTTCGACTCTTTGGGCTCTGTTGACATTGACATCACTTTATTGTAAATTTCAAGTAGTTCAGAGAGAGTATATGATGATATAGATTTAATTGGTGCAAGGATATTCTCCATTTTCCATTTTGTTTTTCTAACATCTCTCGCCACTTCAGCTGATGACTCTTTATTTTTAAAGACATGTATGCCAATTCCATTCTCAAATTCTTCAATCAAGTATGGATTATCTGAATCTCCAACACCATAAAGTTCACAATAACAATTCCTTTTTATAAATAGTGCAGAGAGATTATGAATAACGCATAATCCAAAAAATCCTTCCAATGTTAATAAAGCGTCACTAGATAATTCTGCTTCAATTCGCCCCTTATTCAATTTGTGGTGTTTAAATACATTTGACATTTTATGTAATTTTTCAACCGACTTTATTCTAACTTCTTTATCTGCAACAAATTTTGTTTTCAAATACTTGTACGCATCTTCACCATTCAACATTATATAAAATGCCCAAAGTAACTTATCTTTTTCTTTAATATTGAATAAATATGATTTTTCTTTTTCTTTTTGATCAATTTCTGCATTGGTTTCAGTTCCAACTACATGCATTTGTAAGGAATAAATCAACTCTTCTAGTGGTGTGATATTTTCTTGAATGATCTGCTGCATACAATTTTTGATTTTTTTAATATAATACAATGGTGGTCGCGTTGTTAATATTATATTAAATCGGCATATATTCTTTAATACTATTTGAAATATTGATTCGATAAAACTATTTTTTTCTCTTCAATTTCATTGAGCTGTGATTCTTGTTTATACACATAAATAATGTACTCATTTATTGCATCAATTACGTCTGAACTAACATAGGTCAAATTTACAAAAATGCCATTTTTATTTTCACTAAATGTTACTTTATTTGTTTGTAAAATTCTCAATATTTCAGTCTGATGAAACACAGTTAGTGATTCTACTTTATCTCTCAAAAATTTCAATGAATCAATGTTTACATTTTTCACATCTTTATTTTTACCTTGTTGTTGTTGTTGTTGTTGTTGTTGTTGTTGTTGTTGTTGTTGTTGTCCCGCCGATTGCATTGACGACGATGACGACTGTTCTACTTCAATTTGCATTTGCATTTAAATTAATTTATTTATTATAACTATTATAACTATAAGTTATTAATTGTTAGTTTTTATATCTTATTAACAATTATAATATTATTAGTATTATTTATTTTTTTCATTTCATTCTTAGTATCAACATATTTTTCAACAATTGAATTATACATCATTACCCATCCAAGTCCAATCATTTTATATCGTAAGTAAATGTTATATGTTATTATGGTTATGTATTTAATACTGTTTTATATGTATACTACAATATATTTATTTATTATAATAAATAAATATATTATTCATTCAATCTTTTTCATTCTATTTATCGAGTTATCAACGAACATTACTTGTATTACTTGTATTCTTCAATCCGAAGTTCACTTCGAAGAAATTCTAAATATTTTATAACTTTGAATTCGTTTAGTTGAATGTAGTCATAACCGATAATTTCCCTCATTCTATCATTCGCATGCGTTTCAAATTGAGAAAACGAACTGCCGTCTTCAAAAAGCAAAAGGTCCGAGTAAAAAAGCGTAACGGAATAGTCTGTTCTATTCTTTTTAAAATCCAAAATTTCATCTAAATACAAATAAGTTGAATGTTCACCAATAAATGAAGTATGAAAAACAGTATTCTTGTTGAAATCTCTCATTCCAAAAATGTGAAACATATTATTATAATATTGGACAAAAATTGACCATTTATTATGTTGTCTTACGTGAAAAACTAGGCGAGGCATTGAAATAATTAATTTGATGATTGATTATATGTTTATTGTTTATATTGTTTATATATAATTGTATTCAAGTACCTTTTTAATATAATATAAAAAATTCAGTTATAATCCAAATTGGCTGAAATCAGACATTACCGGCTGTGGTAAATAAGAGTCGTTTTGTCCTGAATAATTTGGAACTTTTTTGCATTCAAATGCCGGCTCTGGACATCTTGCGCACGGTGGACACGGCGGGCATTTTTCTTTTGTGCTGGGACAAGTTGTAACGGCGGGACATGCAGGACAAACGGGAGGAACGATTTCGGATTTCAACATGTACAAGTCTTCACTTCCTTTTGGTATTTGAGAACCTGGAATGGAAGACCCACCACCACCACCCTTGTTATGTTTCCCTTTTTTACCGGCCATTAACATGTTATCATTTTCAACATTTGGATACTTATTTACATTTCCATAGCTATTGATATTATTACTTTCATTGTCATCGTCATTATTGTCATTATTGTCGTCATCCTTGCTTTTATGCGGGCCTATTTTTTTATTTCTGGAAAGTTTTGAATTAGAATATGCAACTGTCTCTCTATCTAAAGTATTGTACATGTTGTCATAGTTTGAATATTTGGCATTTGTCATTTTTGAAGGGTCTTCGGGGTCTAGGTTTTGGTTATCAGTTTCAACATTTGGATACTTATTATTATCATCATTGTCATTTTCATAACCTTCGCGCATAAAACTTCCTAAACACGAAGAACATATCAACGCCAACATTAATATTATAAATATATGAATTCTATCAAGGTTCATTGCGAGAGATTATTTATTACGACGTATATAAATATATATATATAAATATAAATATCTATTGTAAAAAATATAATTATTGTTATTATTTTTATAATATTATTGATTATTGATTATTTATTTATTATTGATTTGTATAAAAAAAAATTGATAAATTAAATCTCAGGATAATACAACATAACATCAGTTATAGTAACCAAACCAAAACCAATGCGCGTAATTTGTTTTGATACCGAGACAACCGGATTGCCTGAAAATAGAAATACATCCATTTATGAAACGTCAAAATGGCCACATATTGTTCAGTTGAGTTTCATGGTGTATGATGTTGAAAAAAAAGAAATAGTTGAAGAATACGATGAAATTATCAAAATTGATGAGGGTGTAGTTTTAACTCCTAAAAGTGTTGAAATACACGGAATATCTAGAGATGTCATTTCCGAGCGAGGTGTGCCAATTTCTGATGCTCTGCTTGCGTTCAAACGTGCGTTAAACTCATGCGAGCGCTGCGTTGGGCACAACATTTCATTCGATAAGCGACTTCTGATTGTTGAAGCGATTCGAAACAAGGGATTTGATTCATCTGATAATTCGTATGTGCAATTTCAGTTTAAAAACGAATTTTGTACAATGCTAAAGTCCGTTGAAATATGTAAAATTGAAAAATTCCGCGGTGACGGAACAATATATTTTAAATATCCAACACTTATTGAGTTGCATTATCATTTATTTAAGAAGACTCCTAATAATGTGCACAATTCTAAAGTTGATGTTTTAATTTGTCTTCGATGTTATTGCAAATTGGCGCACAATCAAGATTTGTCCTGTGAAAGTAGACAGTTTAGAAGAATGTACAGAGAATGTTGTAATTAATTAGTAATTAGATAAGTTTTAAATATTCAAACATTTATTTTATTTTTATTTTATTTTATTTTAATAAAATTGATAATTTATTAAATATAATTATTGTTATTAATCGTCTCGACAACAACATGAATGGTGTCAACAATTATAACTTGAATAGTAACAATAGAAATTATTGGAATGAAATGATTTATATGATTCATGAAATGAATGTTAATGAAATGATTGTTCCGGTTCACAACAGAGATTATCTTCTAGGCGTTATTTCAGCGGCAGCGGCTTCTGAATCGTCGTCTGCGGCGAATATTATTGAAACCCCGGTTGAAATATTTAAAAGGTTGGAAATAAGTGTCACTAAAATGAGTGAACAAGTGCAAGTGCAAGAAGAAAAAGAGGAAGAGGAAGACTATTGTTCAATTTGCAAAGACAAGGGAGAGAAGGATAAAGTTGTAACAACAGGATGCAAACATTTATTTCACGCATGCTGTTTGGCGACATGGGTAAAAACTAAAAAAACGTGTCCCAATTGCAGAGAACCTATTGTCAATTTGTTCTTATAAATTATTAACTATAGTTGTTATCTGCGAATTTGAGTTTGCATTGATTGGTTTAATTTTTGGTTTTATTTTGATTTTTTTATCAGAATTTATCTTTATTTTTTGAATTACTTTTTTCTTTGAATCAACAACATCAACAACATTAACCGTTTCAACATTTACATCTACTAATGATGATGAAGATGATGGCGCCTTACTCAACTCGTGTATATTCGGACAAACAGACATATTGATGTATCTATCATCTGATTTGATGGTATTCATAATTTCTTCAACCGGAATTTTATATTTATCTGATATTATGTCGACAATGGCAATGTGAAATTGTGCGAAATGATTGAGAAGCATGTGTAGCGATGCCGCATATGCATCGCGTCCATTTTTTATTTCAATTGGAATATATGGTTTTATTTGTCCGTCCTTTTCAATGTATACAGGTTCTAAGCAATATGATGGTGATTGCATTTTGTTTGATTCGACTGATTCGACTGATTCGACTTGATGTGGTGGATTGATAAATATTGGCATTAATAATATAATATATATTTATCAATTTTTTATAATATCATCATTAAAAATTTTTTTGTAATTATTAAAATTAAATTCTCATAAAATTTGCGGAGGTAAAGCAATTAGGGGAGTGGGGTAGGTCTTGGTGATGCGTCCACAAATAAATAAGCGTGAAGTTGACTAATATATGTTGTCACTGCCGCAAAAGATTCATTGGTTGTAGTTGAATTTGCGAGATTGTTGTGAGCAGTTTGGAGAAGAGCCAAAGCAGCAGCAGCAGTTGCTTCAGCACCAGATTTAGCAGAATTTGCTTTAGAGGTTGCGTCAGTTGCAGCAGCGGCTATGGCAGCAGCTTGAGCAGAGTTAGCTTTAGTGGTTGCGTCGGTGGCAGCAGCGGCTATAGCAGCAGCTTGAGCAGAGTTAGCTTTAGTGGTTGCATCGGTGGCAGCAGCTTCTATAGCAGTAGATGTAGCAGAATTTGCTTTATTAGTTGCGTCATCTCTACCTTGTTGTATAGCAGAGTTAACTTGAGAACTTGTGTAAGTGTAGGCATCAGATAAAGCAACGTTAGCTTTAGCGGTTGCATCAGCAAGACAGGCATCTCTAACAGTGTTTAAACTAGTCTCCAATGAACCTGAAGCACTGGCAGCAGCGGCTATGGCAGCATTAGCTTTAGTGGTTGCGTCAGTTGCAGCAGCGGCTATGGCAGCAGCTTGAGCAGCGTTAGCTTTAGAAGATGCGTCAGTTGCAGCAGCGGCTATGGCAGCAGCTTGAGCAGCGTTAGCTTTAGAAGATGCGTCAGCGGAAGCAGCGGCTATGGCAGCGGCTTGAGCAGCATCGGCTTTAGTAGTTGCGTCTGTTGCAGCGGCAGCTTGAGCAGTATTTGCTTTAGCGGTTGCGTCAGCGGAAGCACTGGCTATGGCAGCGTTAGCTCTAGTAATTGTGAAACTGGCGGCAGAATCTTCAGCAGCAACTTTAGCATTGTTAGCTTTTTGGGTTGCGTCAGCGGCAGCAGAAGCGGCAGCAGCATCAGCTTTAGAAGATGCGTCAGCGGAAGCAGCGGCTATAGCAGCAGTTTGAGCAGAGCTTGCTTTAGAAGATGCGTCAGCGGAAGCAGCGGCTATAGCAGCAGTTTGAGCAGAGCTTGCTTTAGAAGATGCGTCAGCGGAAGCAGCGGCTATAGCAGCAGATTGAGCAGAGCTTGCTTTGGTGGATGCGTCAGATGCAGCAGTGGCTATAACAGCAGATTCAGCGGCTCTTGCGGTAGTAGCCTCGTTTGAAATTGCGGTGGATAAAGTGGTTGATAAGTTAGCATCATTGCCAAGAGCGGTTGCTAATTCAGCTAGTGTGTTTAATGCGTCAGGTGCTAAACCTACCAAACTAGAAAGTGCAGCATCAACATAAGTTTTGTTTGCTGCATCACTTCCGAGAGTAGGGGCACTTAAGCCATGAAGTCGTTTAGACGAAACTGAAAGTTCGTTGAGATAAAGAGTGTGAGAAGACATTATACTTTATAATATGATAAAATATTATTATTTTTACTAAAAAAAAAATGTTCTAAATATTAAAAATGTTCTAAATATTAAAAATGTTCTAAATATTAAAAATGTTCTAAATATTAAAAATGTTCTAAATATTAAAAACGTTCTAAATATTAAAAATGTTCTAAATATTAAAAACGTTCTAAATATTAAAAATGTTCTAAATATTAAAAATGTTCTAAATATTAAAAACGTTCTAAATATTAAAAATGTTCTAAATATTAAAAACGTTCTAAATATTAAAAATGTTCTAAATATTTATTTATTAAAATCTTTATAAGACATTTGATAAAATTGTTGATACAATAATTCTATGGCTGAAGATAATTCTAAAATTGTTGCCGCCATTTCAGTGACTGTAGATGCTGCTTGTAATGCAGCAGTCGCCGCGTTTTCAGCGGCAACTCTTGATGCAGCTGCTTGAGATGCTGCCAATATTGCGGCTTGTGAACCATCTCCTTGTTTGCCTTGAGGTCCTTGAATGCCTTGTTTGCCTTGAGGTCCTAGAGGTCCTTGAATGCCTTGTTTGCCTTGAATGCCTTGAATGCCTTGACTGCCTTGTTTGCCTTGTTTGCCTGGAGGTCCTTGAGGTCCTTGAGTTCCTGCTTTATTTCCTCCTTGAATTTTATTTAATACATTCTTTTCAGAAGTTTCGTTCATCTGATAAACTAATTAAATTAACTTTTTGCTAAATATTTAAAGATTTATTATTTTAAAATATATTTTTTATAATTTTTGTACTAGTTTAGTTGAGTTTATTTCAATTTATTTCTTACAAACTTTGAATAATTTTATGAAGAACACATTGCGCATATTTCAAATTCCTCATCTTTATCATTTTGATGCTTGGTTTGATCTTGATGTTCTGGTTCAATTGTAAATTGTTGTGCCTGGTGTTTAGGTTTTCTTCGCAAGTAATAAAGCCCCGTTTTAAGACCTTTGTTCCAAGCGTAAAAATGCATGGATGTTAATGGTCCGTAACTCGGTTCTTCCATCCACAGATTCAAGCTCTGACTTTGGCAAATAAAAGCTGCTCTATCAGCCGACATGTCAATCAAATCTTTCATTGGTATCTCCCAAACTGTTTTATATTTATTTCGCACATGTTCGCTTAAATTAGTGAGATGCTGCACACTCCCTCGATTTGAAATTATATTATTTTTCAATGCATCTGTCCAAAGTCCCATGTCAATTAATTCGCGCATCAAATACTTATTTATAACAATAAACTCTCCGGCTAGAGTACGTCGTGTATAAATGTTGCTTGTAATGGGTTCAAATGCCTCGTTGTTTCCTAAAATTTGTGAGGTGCTTGCAGTTGGCATGGGTGCGACTAATAGCGAATTTCGAATTCCATATTTTATGACCGATGCTTTCATTTCGGTCCAATTATATCGGGAATTACCAGGGTCAACATTCCACATGTCAAATTGCAATATACCCTTTGAAGCGGGTGAACCATTGAACGAGTCGTATGGTCCATGCAACTTGGAAAGTTCAACCGACATTTCTAGTGCGGCATGATATATTGTTTCAAAAATATTTGTATTGATTTGTTTTGCTTCTGAACTGTTGAATGCAAAATCCATCATCATAAATGTGTCGGCAAGTCCTTGAACGCCTATTCCAATTGGGCGATGGCGCAAGTTACTTGTTCGCGTTTTTTCTGTTGGATAATAATTAACGTCAATCACCTGATTCAAATTATATGTGACAACTTTTGCGACAGAATGCAATAAGTCATAATCAAACGTTTTATTTGCTTTTACAAATTTATTGAGCGCAATGCTTGCCAAATTACAAACAGCCGTTTCTTTATCATCGGAATATTGAACGATTTCAGTACAATTTCCAGTTAAAACACCATTAAAAACCCCTGCATTATTTTCAGGTTCATTAAAACAATAAGTATCATCAATTCGACCGTCATCAACTACAGAAACAACTGAAATAAAATGTTCTGCATTTCTTTGTGGTAAATTTCCAGTAAATTTAACACGATGACAAGTGAATCCAAGAAGTTTTAAAATGTATAAATTACTTGATGAAATAAGTAATCTCCATAGTGGTTTGCTAGCATATTCTTTTCTTCCTCCTTTACCATCAGGAAGTAAACTAATTCTTTCATGTTGACCCAATGTAACTTTACTACAAATTCCCAAAGTCAATAACATTAAACGAACTCTATCTAAAAATTCAAAATGAATTGAACCAATTTGTAAAGATTCATTACTACCATTTATGCAAACAGAGCCATCTGAATCAATTAGTCCTGCTAACCATGATAATCTACATTGTAATGAAGAATTAATAGGTACATAGTATTTTTCAGGTAACTCATCGGGAAGCATTAGATTAATACGACCTGATGCATCTTCTTTAAAAGAAGAACTTTTAATATTTAAAAATGGAATAAGATTTTTTTTTATAGAATAAAGGGAAAGTTTTTTTCCAATATAACCCGATGGATTTTTTTGATAAGTTCCATCTCCGCAAAAAAACCCATGTGTATAAGGATAAATAATATCTTCAGAAGAATTTCCCTGTAACAATTGTAAATTAAATTTAGTTAATTTCATACCTTTTTTTAAATTTGATGCTTCAATTCTAGTTGCATCTTTTAAAGATAGTTTATCATAGTAATCTTTACGAATAATAAATTTATGATATGGTGTACAAGTTATTTGTGCACCGTTACTTAAATGCACAGTAATTAATTTTTGTGCTTGTCCCGTTTTTAATATAGTAGTATTAGACCATTTTTCACCATTCCAAACATTAACACATTGTCCTTCTAGTTCACTAATTTGAAAACACCCTTTATCAGTTAAAATAAAAGTTTCAGGAGAAACACATAAATTTGAACTTTTAATGGTTCCAATATTTTGTTGATTTGATTTTTTATTGCAAGCATCTTTATACAATAAATATGGTGTGCCCGTTTCCATTTGACTATCTAGAATTTTAAACCATAAATCTCGTGCTTTTAATTTACATTTTTCTCGTCCTTCCGACTCATATTTATGATAAAGCGTTTCAAATGCATCTCCATAAACGTCGGATAGTCCTGGACACTCATTCGGGCAAAATAAACACCAGTCTTCATTATCTTTTACTTTTTTCATAAATAAATCGGGAATCCAAAGCGCATAAAACAAGTCGCGCGCTTTTACTTCTTCGTCACCATGATTTTTTTTTAATTCTAAAAATTCGCGAATGTCTGAGTGCCACGGTTCTAAATAAATCGCAAAACTACCATTTCGGCGTCCGCCCTGGTCAACATACCGTGCAGTGCTATTAAATACTCGCAACATTGGAACAATTCCGGTGGATGCACCATTTGTTCCTCGAATTAAACTTCCTCTAGCTCGGATATTGTGAATGTGTAGGCCAATTCCCCCAGCCCATTTAGAAATGTGCGCGCAATCTGTGAGCGTGTTGAATATGCCGCCCAAACTATCATTTTCCATTGCAATCAAATAACATGAACTCATTTGAGGACGAAGTGTTCCCGAATTAAAAAGGGTAGGTGTTGCATGAGTGAAATATTTTTGAGACATTAAATCATACGTTTCTTTAATTTTTTCAATATTGTCTCCGTGAATGCCGACCGAAACGCGTAACCACATGTGCTGCGGACGTTCCACAACTTGTCCGTTTATTTTTAACAGATATGAATATTCCAGTGTTTTATAACCAAAATATTCAATTAAAAAATCGCGCTGATACATAATCATATTTTCAAGTTCATTTTTATATTTTGTAATGGTTGACATGGTTGTTTCTGATATGAGAGGAGAACTACATTTTTGATTGTCTTTATTTTCGTATAATTTATTCATAACGTCATAGAATGAAACATCCGTATTTTTATGATTATTTGATGTTGCAATGTAACTAGCCAGCGTAATGTAATCTGGATGTTGTGTAGATAAAGCCGCGCACTGTTCTGCCGTTAGTTCATCTATTTTAGTTGTCGGAATGCCATCATATAACTGGTCAATAACTTTAATAATTAGAGATGCATAATTTACTGAAGTTAAATTTGCCGATTTCCCAAGATTTTTTACACGATTAAGGATTTTATCAAAAGCAATATTTTCAAATGTGCCATTCCGTTTTTTTACGCGCATTTCTTCTTCATCTTCATTCCGATTCTTCACTTTATCTGTCATTGTTTGTTATTTGTTTGTTTGTTTGTTATTTGTTTGTTTGTTTGTTATTTGTTTGTTTGTTTGTTATTTGTTTGTTTGTTTGTTATGTTATTTGTTTGTTTGTTTGTTATGTTATTTGTTTTTATAATTTATTTATAATAGTTTGTTTAATATATTTTTTATATTTATATAATGATAATGTATATAATATAAATTTGATAAATGTCACTTGAAAAATTCAGTGTAGCAAGAGTTACGACGCTTGGAGCAGCCCAAGGCCCCAAAGGTGCAAGAGGAGCAACAGTAGCTCAAGGTGCTACAGGAGCTCAAGGTGCAAAAGGTGCTACAGGAGCTCAAGGTGCAAAAGGTGCTACAGGAGCTCAAGGTGCAAAAGGTGCTACAGGAGCTCAAGGTGCTACAGGAGGTCAAGGTGCCCGAGGAGAAACAGGTGCTACAGGAGCTCAAGGTGCCCGAGGAGAAACAGGTGCTACAGGAGCTCAAGGTGCCCGAGGAGAAACAGGTGCTACAGGAGGTCAAGGTGCCCGAGGAGAAACAGGTGCACAAGGAGCTACAGGAGCCCAAGGAGCTACAGGAGCTCAGGGAGCAACAGGTGCTACAGGCGCTCAAGGAGCCACGGGTGCACAAGGTGCAACAGGTGCTCAGGGAGCAACAGGAGCACAAGGTGCAACAGGAGCCCAAGGTGCAACAGGAGCACAAGGTGCAACAGGAGCACAAGGTGCAACAGGAGCCCAAGGTTCTACAGGTGCACAAGGAGCTACAGGAGCCCAAGGTGCTACAGGTGCACAAGGTGCAACAGGTGCTACAGGCGCTCAAGGAGCCACGGGTGCAATAGGTCCGGCGGGCCCAACTGGTTCAAGCGGAGGCGGAGGCGGTAATATAACATCAAGCGATAGTTCCCTAACTGTAACAGGGACAGGAACAACGGCAGTCAATTTATCCATATCGGAATCATTTCGTCCGTCAGTAGTATCCGCTGGATATTTTACATTTAATGGGGACACTTGGACAACATTAGGATTTGATTTTCAAAATTATGATTATCAAGCAACATTTGAGATTAATAATATAGCAGCTAACACGTGGATATATTTTTTTTGGAATAATGTTGATAATGTTACTCATTCAGGACAACTACTATACCCACCGGATAGTATTTCGGGTGGAACTGATGGCCTAAGTACAAATCGTGGTGGAACTGGTGATGGCAATCCTTATACAGTGTTTTCAGGCAATACTAATACTACTGGTGTCAGTACTAATAATAGAAATATCCTCGTCACTTATAGATTTCGTGGCATATCACAAACTACTTTTACTATGACTCTAGTTATAAGACCTATGTTGTTTTGGGTGCCACAAAAATTTCCACCGCCTCTATGTGCAATTCATACAACAGAGACTACCTATTACACCACCGGAAACGGTACTAACTGGGGTCCAAAAACTTTTCGAGCGAATTCTGCAGGAGCCGTTTATTCGGGCAAGATGATGTGGCATAGAATTAATAAAATATCATAAATTAAAATTAAAATATATTATAATATATTATTATATAATAATATATTATTAATTATATATATAAAATGTCGATGAAAGCTTTTAGAACAAACAAAGGTTGTCACATTCATATCCTTCCAATAACAATTACGGTTGGAACATCAGCACATATTAGGTGTATTATTTTTACAAGTGAAAATGTATTTGATAAAGCGTATACATTAGAAGGTGATGATTATACCCGGTGGGGAAGTGATGATGACTATATAAAAAACTGGATATGTGATAAAGAACTGTATTTAGGACGACCTGTTCCTGATGTAGATGCTGATGAAAATCCAATCAAGGTTGCACCACTTAACTAAAAAATTGAGCTAAATTTGATAAAAATGGGAAATAAATCAAAGAAGTAAGTGATTCAATTATTCATTCGTTCATCAATTTTTGTAAGAAAGTCTTTACTGTAAACCAAATTTCCGGTAGGTTTATAACTATTAATAGGTTTATATTCCTTCTTAACTAAATTTGGATTTGCATTGGATGAGGATGACGTTTTATTTCGATTCAGTAACGTGTGGTCAATATTTGCATTGTCTCCTCCTCCTGAATTTGAATTTGTGATGAGCCGAATTCCTCCACCTCCTCCACTTCCTCCGTCTTCGCTGTTGTCATTGCCGCCATCTTCCTTTTTGTTTCCATGCTCGTCAATAGATATTCCTGTTTTTTTTTTAAATTCGGTGCGAACATATGTTGGAATATAATGCCCCCAACTTATAAATACAAGATTTGGATGAGTATACCTGATTTGAAAATCGTTTTCTTCCAATTTTGCAATAATATATGAAATGCACATGACGCGGTCATAGTTGACAATTCCAAGCATAACTTCTGGAATAACATACCAGCAAAAATTACTATTTATTTTTTGTCTTGATGTCATTTTAATTTTTGTGTGAATTCTATTAAGAATGCGGTTAAAAACCTGCAGTTTTTGTAAATCCTTTTCTTTTTTTGTATCATACAACTCGTCTAAATTAATTTTTCGCACATTTTCAACATCTTCATCTTCTTCTTCACGAGAATAAAATAAGTTATCCATTTTATAATAATTTAATAAATAAATAAAATAATTTGATAATCAATCTATATTTTAACTAACAGATAAAATATATTAATATAAAAACATAAAACATAAAAACGTGCATTATATATATTCATGTGTGCATAAATAAACAAGTAAATAAATAATATAATAATAGAAAATGGTCATAAAACATTTAGTTATTAGCGGAGGTGGTCCAACAGGTTTGCTCTCATATGGCGCTGCAAAATACCTCGAAAAAAATAAGTTTTGGAATATTGACAATATAGAATCCATTTATGGAACATCCATCGGCGCAGTTATTGGAATCATTTTATCATTAAAACACACTTGGGAAACGATAGATGATTACATTGTCAAGTGTCCGTGGAACACTGTATTGCCATTAAACACCACATTTGACGACGTTTTGAATATTTACACAAATAAAGGAATCATTCCTGAGGATTTTTTTGACATTATTATGAAACCATTATTACTATCAAAAGATTTATCATTGGAAACAACTATGAGTGAATTGTATGAATACAATAAAAAAGAAATTCACGTAATGTCTGTCGAGTTGAATAAATTCAGGCTGATAAATATAAGTTATAAAACACAACCAAATTTAAAGGTAATGGACGCGATTAAAATGAGTTGTGCATTTCCGGTAATATTTTCTCCTAAAATAATGGACTCGTGTGATAATAATGGCGAAAATCCTTTTACCAGCTGTTATATTGACGGCGGAGTCATGTCAAATTATCCAGTCAACATTTGCATTCAAGACCAGAAATGCGACACCAATGAAATACTTGGATTTAGAAACATTTGGGAAAAATATAATGATACTATTAACCACGACTCAAATTTAGTAGATTTTTTAAAAATGTGCATAAAACAAATGATACGTAAAATAGATAACGAAGAATTTATTACTAAAATATTGAATGAAGTAACTTGCGTTAGCGAAACAAATGACTATACCAGCTGGTTTGATTTATGTTCCGACGAATCAAAACGTCTTTATTTTATACAGAGAGGAATGACATATGGTGAGATGTTTTTTAGGTTTATCACAAAAATAAATTTAGAGAAATGTGAAACAAAAATATAATCAACTCTATACCTTTTTATATGCTTTAATTATAAAAAAAATAAATATATAATATAATGCAATTATATCATAAAAATATTAAATTACATTTTAATGAAAAACAAAACACGGAAAAATAAAATGGAAATTAAAAGTTTACATGATAATGATTATGGCGGTATTAAAATAAAAAAAATTATTATAAAAGATGATGTCGGTTGTATTACTGTAAATAATTCATTTGAAGATAATTTTAAAAATTATTTGAAAAACGAAACAACCGTTGAACCATATTCAAAAAAAAAATCCGTTTCTGTATCTGTTGGAAAAGAACTTATTCGCATATTTGATAAACCTTTGGCGCCGAAATCAGTAAATCCAAAAGATGATTTTTATACATATGTAAACTATGAATGGTTGAAAAAAATGAAGAGTCAAAATGAAAAGAAATACTATACACGAATCGACAGTTTTCGAATAATACAAGAGAAAGTTTACTATCAGCTCATCGATATCGTGAAAGATTATACTTCTAAACATTCAGACCATAAATCTAAAATGATACGCAATGTTTATGAATCATTTTTACATTTGAATGAGTCAGTTTGTGAAACCCATTGGATAAATATAAAAAAGGAACTGGATAAGATTTTTGAAAAAGGGACATGTATTGATTTGTTAATATACATGAATAAAAATGAAATTGTGTCTGGATTTTGTCCATTATCTTTTTCAATGATAACAGATGAAAAAAATTCTCAAATAAATAGGTGTCATATTAATTCGCCACAGTTGTCTTATTACAGTGATGAATTATACAATAACGATGACAAGTATGAAAAAGAATTCAATAAAAATTTTAATGACTTTGTTACACATGCATTTTCACTTGCATTTGGGAAAAATAATGATTATCATTCAGAAGACGTCATTCATGTTGAAAAACAATTGTTGGATGCAATGAATTCATATGATTCAAAAATAAAAGAAGCCGAAGATGGATACAATGTTGTCACTGCAAGTGAAGCAACCAATAAATATAACATTAAATGGAAAGAATTTACAAGCGGATTGGGATTTAAATCAACTCCTTCCTTTTTTATAACAGATAATTTGAATTACTTGTCAAAAATAACAGGCATTTATCATGAAAACTGGAACTCAAAAAAATGGAAAACTTATGTATACTATTGTTACTTCAAGCAGTTAATGCGCTTTCATAAATCGTGGAGAGTAATATATTATAATTATTTTGGAAAAACAGTTACGGGACAAAGTATTATGTGGCCACAAACAATCTATCCTATCTTTGGTCTGTCATACTGTTTCAACACCTTTTTGACAGAAGAGTATATTTCCAAATATGCAAACGGGGCATACATCAAGTGGGCGAGCAATCTGGCATACGATTTAAAAACGGTTTTTATGCGAAAAATAGAGAGAAATAAATGGCTGAGTCCAAAAACAAAAAAATACGCGCTTCTTAAATTGAAATACATTCGTGTTGACATGGCACATCCGCCATATTTAGTGCCCGACCCTGACCTAACATATCATGCAAATGACCCGTGGGGAAATATATGCGCTTGTAATGCATGGCGGTTGAAAATTATGATTGAATCAGAAGGAAAACATTACATTGACTTGCCCACGGTGGACTGGACTACACATTTTAGTTTATCAGGCAATCAAGCTTACATTGTGAATGCGTTTTATGACCCAACAAAGAATAATATTTATTTACCTCTCGCTTACCTTCAAAAACCGTTTTTAGATGGAGATGAACGAGGTATTGAATATAATTTAGCATATATTGGATATACAATTGGACATGAACTGTCACATTCGCTTGATGATTTAGGAAGTATGTATGATTACAAAGGCAATTTATTCAACTGGTGGACTCCACACGACCGTAAAGTATTTGATTCAAAGGTTAAGGATGTTATTCGACAATATGAAACTTTTGCTGCGCGCGATGGAATAAAAATGGACGGGTCTTTATCTGTTGGAGAGAATTTAGCAGACATTAGCGGTTTAGCAATAGTTGAAGAATATTTAAGAGACTTTCAAATAAACGATGACTATATTATTCCAATTAAAAAACTTTCTTTTGAATCACTGTTCATGTACATTGCACATCAGTGGCGCTCATATATTTCAAAAAAATCGATTCCTATAGAATTAAAAATAAATCCACACCCTTTAGACAAATATAGAGCAAATTGTCCTCTCGCGCGTTTGCGGTTATTTAAAAGTATTTATCATATAAAAAAAGGAGATGGAATGTATTGGCATAGTGACACAATTTGGTGATGACGGTTTTATTTAGGAAAAATAGAACCAATCTAATATTATTATAATATTTAATATTTAATATTTTTTTCTTTAGAGTATATATAACAATTAGTAAAATGGCAAAATGTGGTATGGGAGGCGGTTCTCGTCGTAAGAGTACTCGTGGTCGCGGTCGTGGTCGTGGTCGTGGTCGTGGTCGTGGTCGCACCACTCAACGTCGTGGTCGCGGTCGTGGTCGCAATTAATTTGAAAATATTAAATTAAATAAATAAATTAAATAAATAAACAAATTAAATAAATAAATAAATTAAATAAATAAATAAATTAAATAAATAAATAAATTAAATAAATAAATAAATAAATAAATTAAATAAATAATATTTTATTTTTAAAAATATAAAATATTTTTTTCTTTAGTGTATATATAACATAAAATGGGAAAAGCATCAACTCAACGTCGCGGTCGTGGTCGCGGTCAACGTCGTGGTCGTGGTCGTGGTCGCACTCAACGTCGCGGTCGCGGTCGCGGTCGTCAGTAAGTCTCGTTGACTATTTAACAATTTAAATAATTTAAATAATTTAAATTAGATTTACATTTATTTATAACAAAAATGACTTTTATTCATTTTTGTTACATTGTGTTGTTTAATATTATTATTTATATTTTTTATTAAATTTAATGATTATCGCATGTTAAAGATTGTATTTGTCCTCTGCACACTGGACACTCAGGCTTTTCCAATTTTGTATAACAGTCAGGACATATAATTTTATGGCTGCATGGGCGTAGCTGCAAACTTGATTTATTTTTAAAACACAAAATGCACTGTTCTTCTTCAACATTTGTTTCAATATTGCGGACTCCAGCCGGAAGTGGCAATTTATTGTTGTTGCGCCGCGGGTGTGGCTGGTGTAAAAATGCTGCGAAATCTTGATAATCTGGTCCATATGGGTCAGATGACACCGGCGCTATCTGTGGTGCTGCTACCGCTGGTGGCGCTGGTGGCGCTGCCGATATAATAAAATCGCCGACATCCGTCATTCTCCGATAATATCCCAAATAACCGGAACGAGCAGACTCGTTGTCACAAATTCTCACTCGTGTAGCTCGACTGTCATTTCTTTCATAGTAAACGCTTCCATTATCATTTCTTGACATGTTAAATATAATATTTGGAGGCACTCCATCGAGTTCGATGGTAGTCACACTTCTATGGTTGCTCGTTTGAAAAAATAAATGCGATGAGTTGCGTGAAGCGTAATATTTAATTGGCGCATTATTCGGGTCATAGATGAAATCGCGGTATGCCCATGCTTGATATTCTCTTGCTTTCACCCAGTTTGCACTTGGAAGGTCTGTTAAAAAAACTTTTACATCATCCATATCTATAATTGGAAACGGAATGTTTCCTCGCCCTTGAGTATTTACGGCAAAAGTTGGATTATAATGATTATTATCATCTCTGTATATTTTTAAACCATCTTCGTTGTAGTGCGGAATTTCCGGATAATATGACGGTTTATTTTTATATTGCGTGAATACCATTTTTAAATTTCGCATTTCTATTTCTTCCATTTCATCTGATGCTGGAGTCCAATTTGAATTCATTTTAATTTGGATATTTCTTTGTTGTCGTTCGTGGTTCATTTTATGACGGTTTATTTTTATTTAACATGATGTATTTAATATATGTTTAAATATTATATTTAAAATAAATAATAATATAATATAAAATATAATATTGATAACTATTAAAATAAAATATTCAAAACTATTAAATGTCATTTACTCGTTTTCATGACGATCCTTGCAGAATAAACAAACAGTTGCAGGAATCAACCGACCCCGGACGATACATGTTGAATGTGCCGGGGAACGGAGATAAACCGTATTACATTGAAGACCCGTACATTCGAATTCAGGGATGGGGCGCGAATTTAAGAACAAATACAATTAATTTAGAAAGTAATTTGATGGGATTAAATCAGCCTCTCTCGAGAGATTGCCTGCAAAACAATTATTCAAAGACGGCTGTTAGTAGCAGTCAGATACCATATCCATCCTGCTGCCCATCGTTTGTTGAACAGTCTCGCGTCACCCATCCTACATGGACGTATCGCGATTTAGAACAAACCAACTGGTATTATCCTCAGCTCAATCCTCAAGAAAATGTAAGTTTTCCATTTCAAAATAACCTTAGCACGCGCATTCTAGAAAAAAATAACTATGTTGCAAAAATACCTTGTTTACCATTTCTCAAATAATTTAAAAATATTCAGAAAAATTATTAACATAACTATTGATTGATTATTTAATATTTTTTTTTGTATTTATTCTTTTCTTTATTGATTATATATATAATAAAATGTCTGACATAAAAAAAAGTTTAAAACCGATAAAAACGGTGGTTAAGTGTGGATATAATACTATTGAAAACATATTCAATAAACTTGTTAAACAACGAACAAAATCTGAAAAAATCCCCTCAACCTCGGTTGTAAAAAAAACTCTTCCAACAAATCCATATATGGCTTCTATAACTGGAACATATGCATTTGACTTAACAAAAATTTCAGAATTTAAAGTTTATTTTTGGAAATCATCTGATAATCCTAAAACTAGTTCTACTTACAATCCGGTTATAGATTCTATGTTAGGAAATGACACGGCAGTAAATTGGGAACAAAAATATATTGATGCAACGATGGATGCTCTAAAATTATATACTGATTTCTTTAATAAACCAGCTTCGATTGTTTCTGTATATGCTGATTGTGATATTGTATGTGTTTTAGGAGGTGGAATATTTGATTTTTTAGGATCATGTTATGGCCCAAAATATGTATATGAATACCCAACTCTTTCTGATGGTAAGGTTTTGTTATTTATGGAAAATAGTTATATGAATACTGAAAATGTGAAAAGAGGAGGACAAACATATTTAACATTAATACACGAATTGGGACACGGATTTGGATTGGCTCATCCGCACGATACAGGATTTGGTTCAAAATTAATGCCCGGAATAAGTTCTAAATCTAATTATCAGTATCCAGCATTTTCTGCATATGGTCAAAATCATGCATTCAACACGGTTATGTCTTATAACGATAATTTATATTTTTCACCTCAATCTCAAGATTTTGATACATGTAACTTCGGTTATCCTGAATCACTCATGCCCCTAGATGCAGTATCATTGAAGTATATGTATGGTATTACTACAACTCCAGTGAATTATATAACAAACTATGGAGTTTCTAATATAAATCCGATTCTTATACAAAATAAATGCCAAATGATTGTTGGATTGAATAGAACAGTATCATTTGGCGACAGATGTGAAAGTGTTTCATTTTTTTTTTCAAACCAGAAAATTAATGCAAATAATTGTGAGCCGGTTATATATGAATTTAATCGTGTTCTTGAAAAAGCTTGGGGATTTTATCCAAAAGATATTGGTTCTACCATATCAACATTAAATTTTAGTAATACAGACGTATCAAATGTTTTTATTGAACCACTTGGAATGAAAGTCAACTTAAAAATAAATCTTTTAAAAAATAAAGTTTTTAATATGTATATAAGAGATTTAAGAACAAATTATAAAATTGTTGGTAATAAATATACAAATAATGCAAGTAAACTAGACATAGAAATAAATAATACTATAAAAGCAAAGATAAATGTATTTTTCGGTTAATAATATAACATCTAACAAAACATAATAAATACAAATAAACACATGTATTTATTATTTAAAAATGTCACGTCTTGTTTTACATATAAAAGAACACAATAACTGGTCATTTTTCATTCAAAAATCCAATTCTAGTAACAATAATAATAGTTTTTACGTTCACGGAAAACAACAAATAAATGCGCAAACCATATTTAATTCACATTTTTTTAGAGCAAATGAATTGGGAGATTATTTAGAAGAAGTGATGGATTTTAAGTCAAGTAGAAATGATTTTAGCATTACTTTATTTTGTTATAACCTAACAACAGATGCCACACATTCTGATTTGGAAAGTTATACTGCTGAACGAAGGGGGGAAGTAGTAAAGTATTATGATGTAGAGTTAACAAAATCCAGATGTTTGAAGTATTTGAATTTTGTAAAAACAAATACTTACATCACAGATAATTAATGGATTTATTTATTCACATATTAAATAAATAATTAAAATATAAATTATTTATATTATTTATTTAAAAATATAATAATAGAGTAAAATTATATTACATATATATAGTAAATAATATATAATATAAAAATATAATAAAATGGAATTAGCAATCCCAATTGTTGCATTAGGAGGAATGTATTTAGTATCAAATCAAAACAAAAAAAATGATGCATCAGGATCAATAAAAAGTTTAAAGGAGTCATTTATAACTTCTAATAATCCGAATAATCGCGCAAATAACCCAACCGTGCTTCCAAATACAAATATTCCCACAACGAATTATCCGATAATGTTGCCAAACACCGGTTCAAATGTAAATGCATATTCTCATCCGAATGCAGTTACAGATAAATTTTATAATGCAAGTGTTGGAAACCATGTGTTGCAAAATCCAGACCAGTTTGGAAACTCGTATAATCCAAATACTAATTCAAAAAAAAATCCTGGTTTTACCAGCCCGAATACTGTTTATTCTCTCACCGGACAACCCATTAATCAGAATAAATTTGAGCACAATAACATGGTTCCGTTCTTCGGTGCAAAAATTAAAGGAAGAACTACTGATGCAAATGCAATTGAATCTGTACTTGACACGTATTCAGGCGCCGGTTCACAAAAAATACGTAAGGAAGAACGAGCCCCGCTTTTTGCACCTCAAAACAACATAAACTATGTGAGTGGAATGCCCAGCAATACCGATTATTTACAATCACGTGTCATGCCAGGCACCAAAATGTCAAATGTTAAACCATGGGAAGAAATTCAGGTAGGTCCAGGTTTGGACAGAGGATATACGGCGAAAGGTAGCGACGGATTTAATGCGGGCATGGAGGCGCGCGATAAATGGGTTGACCGTAATGTTGATCAACTCCGCACTGTAAATAACCCCAAAATAACTTTTGGTCTTGAAACGCACGAGGGACCGGCATACAATTGGAATAATTTGAGTGCGCCAACTCCGGAAACGTATGGAAAGGTGGAGAAATATTTACCGGATAAATTTTATTTAAACACGTCAGACCGCTGGTTTACCACCACCGGTATTGAAAAGGCACAGACAGCTCGCGCAAAAGAGGTTTACAAACCACAATCACGCGTCTGCACAACCACTGAATATTTTGGTGCAGATTCAAATGTCACAGGCACAAATACCTACGCGCCTGAAAATTATGAATCGGCTAAACGACCAGAATATAGCGCAAAACCTGTGACGAATGCTCATAATGGTGGTAAAAATTATACTCCTGGCGAAAATGATTACGGTCGCGATGGATATAAGCTTTTATCAAATAATCGCAATACCACAAAAAGCCATGAGGGCGGAATTATCTATGGTGCACTTCGCGCCGTCGTTGCGCCCGTTTTGGACATTCTGCGACCATCTCGCAAAGAAAATACCATTGGAAATATTCGGTTGTATGGTGATGTCAAACCGGCGTGCGGCTCTTCTGGTGTTGTGTATAATCCTGCCAATCGTGCGCCCACAACCATTAAAGAAACGACGGAAGGACTTCTTGGGTTCGACCACTTGAATGTGGATGCACAAACAGCAGGTAGCGGTTATTTAGTTAATCCGCAACAAGCCACATTTAACCAGCGTGATACGACAAATGTGCAATACGTTGGTACTAGCGGAGGTGCGACAAACCAGGGTGTCGGCGTTTATGAGGCGCAGTACAATCAGCATAATAACGTGAATAAAATTTCGACTAGCTTTACACCGGCTGGAAATATAAACTTGTTTAACCCGACTGAAAATATATGCACGAAACGACACGATGATAACTGTGACCCATGGATACCCAATCCCGTTTTCAGAATATCAAACTCGCCGGGTGTTCAAACGTATGGAAAACTTGAGAAATATCCGCAGTCGTACCAAGAATCTGTCAACTGTGCGCGCATTCAGCCCGATATTTTAGACGCATTTCGGAAGAATCCATACACGCAAAGTTTGCACAGTTCTGTTTTTCCTTAATTATTCATCATTGCAACATTCCCTTTATTTCATTTTCATATTTTTTTTTATTTTATTATCTATAGTTTTTATATCACCATACTATAAATAATAATAAATAATATTTTAATAGTCGGTATGAAATTAGATTTTAATATTAAACTTGGAAAATGGGCATTATTTAGCATTCTCGTTATTGTTATTTTATACGGGTCTTATTATAGTTTGTTCGGACTTAGAGAGGGATTTGAATCGGGCACATGTCCAAAGGGGTGTTGGGGACACCAAGTTGACCCGGATGGAAATTGTCAGAGATACAATGTAGAAAACGGATACAATACTTTTTATGTAAAGGTTGGTGAAACGGATGAAGGTGATGTCATGTCACTCAACATAAAAGCTGGCCTCTATACAGGTGGCGAGCTTGCAACCATAATGCAAACATTAATTTTAGGCGTTGATAAAGCTACAAGCAATTTTACATGCAAATTTCATGACTCGGATGAACCTGGAAAAGCGTTACATCTGAACCAATTGGAATTCAATTTGAATAATAAAGGCGACCTAACGACAACAGTGACCATTCTATTCGCTCTTAACGCACCGTATGATAAAACTCCATTAGAAAGTTTATTTAAAACAGATAAAATTGTTCTTAAAGGAACAACGTCTCAATTTACCGGAGTCAATTTAACTAATCCGTATTTTCCATCATCATTGAAACCATCGTCCATTTGTCCGCAAGTGTGCATAAGCGGAGTTACAAAAGATAAACAGTATTGTCAATATGATAAAGATTGTTCAGCTTGTCCAACAGTGACATGTCCAAAAGGTGTTTGTCCTAATCCAGGTACCCCGCCGGTGACTCCGCCACCTTCTCCATCTAAAAAAGGCGGAAAGGGTGGTGGTGGTGGTGGAGGTGGTGGCGGTGGAGGCGGCGGTGGTGGCGGCGGCGATAAACCCGACTGCTCTCAGGCTAAATGTTATGCTCAACCGCTCGCCGGAACAAATGACCAATTCAACCAGTTTGACCCATATAATCCCAAAGACCCGAAAAATCCGAAATATGATGAAGATGCTGGATTCTGTGGAATCAGCAACACTGACGAAAATGGTATGAAATTCATGTTTGGGTGTAATTCAACATCAAGCTGTACATCAAGTAATTTAGATTGTAATGTCGTATGTAAACGAGATAAAGATGGAAAAATTATAGACAAAAAAAATTGCCAGGAATATCCATGCACCAAGGGTGTAAATTGGAATAAAAAAGACTGTGTTGTAAAAAATCCTGGAAAATCCGACCCAGGTTCTAGTGGAAAAGGAGATAACAGCGGCTACAATTATTATGATGCCGACATGGACGACTACATGAATGAATTAATGAAACCCGGTCAGATGACTCCAAATCAAATGTATAATTTTAGTCAAGCACGCTATGGATGCGACGCATCTAAATACGGATGTTGCGCCGACGGATTCACCTATAAAAAGGATGCGAGTGGAAACAATTGTTTTGATTTTCTTCCATATTATAATCCCATTTTGTTTAGAGGCGGTGCTTAAAAACCATTTTATTTTTTATATTTTTCATTGAAAAAAATATAAATTGAAAACTTTTTTACTTGTTTTACATTTATCAGCTCAATCATCAGCATCAGACAACGACAAGACAATTTCAATGACCGGACAATCAAAATTGGCATCCAACCCTTACTCGCTCACTTCCATCTACATTCCCAGAATCCACCGCAATCAAATGCGCGAGGCCTATGTGAAGCGCGTTTTCGAGTGCCAACACATTGCAATTGTTTCGCGCGTTGATTTTGTGGAATACGAGCACCCGGATGCAAACTTCTGTTTTGCAGTTGTGCACATTCTCTTCTGGATTCCCGGCGTCATTTCAAAGCATTTTCGCGAAAGGATTCAATCACAGCGCGAAGCGCGCATTGTGTTTTCGGACCCTTCTTATTGGGTTGTTCTTCCTTACACACAAAAACAAAAGAAAACTTCTGTACGCTCCGAAGCAAGTCTTGAAACCTTCAGCACGCCGCCAACCCCGATTTCATCCTACACATTTGCACCTCCACCATTTGCACCTGCACCAACAAAAAGAAACCAGAACCAGAATTGCATTTGCGGTTGCGGTGGCTACGAACTTGATTGTTCTTCTCAAATCCTTTACAATGCATTCACAGATTCAACTTGGAAAACTGCCGCGACCACGACGACGACACCGACGAATGTTTCAAGCTCAAGCTGGAACAACATGGAAGAAAACTTCCGGTTCTACGACTACGACGGCGCTTACTCAACGTACGACGTAACAATGGCCGTCTATTAACAAGTATAGGCGCCAACAAAATAAAAAAAACAAAAAACATTTTTTTATTTTTTTAAACATTTCAGAGATTTTATGATTAATTTTTCATTGTAAAAAATATAAATTGAAAACTTAAATATTATATTAATATATTGTAGTATTCAAGTCTCAAGACAAATCAACAATGGCCGCTTCTACCCACGTTACCCATAACGTTACCCATAACCAAGACACTTTGAATTTACTTACCACCATCGAAACCACCCTTATTTCCCAGATGGAAAACATCAACCCGGCTCCCGTCACGCAACATGAAAGAGCGGCGCTCTTTGATTTCTTGGAGTTTTCACAACGATATGCAGCTCTGATAGAGCCAACTGAACTGTTTACTCGTCGCATTACTGCATTTCTCGACACAATCGAATATATGCGCATTCAGCCACAACAACGCCCGCGTGTGCAAGTTACGCGGATTGGAGCAAGACGCATTTTCGCAGACATTTCGCATGAAGTAATGCAAAATGAAAACATTGTTGCCAATCTTCTCTAACAAACCACCAAACCAAACCAAACCAAAAATCATACACAGACAAAACAACCCAAACAAACACCCAAACAATATAATCAACAAACAATATAATCAAATAAAAAAAAACAAAATAAAATAAAAGTTAAATCATTTTTTTTATATTATAAATATTATAATGTATTTATAATGTATATAATTTATATATAATTTAGAATAGATTATAATTTAAAATAGATTAGAATTCAAATGGTCATTCCAAGGTTGAATATAAAAGGAAAACCAGGAAGACCGCAACACACAATAAAAAAATCCCCTTCCAAATTTACACAGAAAAAACACAATATTGGATATGCTACACGTGTTATGCCACATTCTCATGATATTTATTCATCTTCATTTATACCACCAACCACACGAACACCATTGACTCCAAGAGGAAAGATTTTTAAAGATGTTTTAAAGGCAAATAAAAAACACAATAAAGAAATAAGCATTGTAGAAACGTTTATTCCAGATAAAGATGATATAGAAAAAAAACAAGAAAGGATGGAATTGGGCATAAAGTCTCCAGACGCTTATTTTACCGAAAAGGTACTAGAAAGTCGTTATACAAAAAAAATTGCAGAAAAAAAAAAAATAAGCGACATGTTTGATGCAAATGAACAACTTGAATTAGATGATGAATGGTTCGGAAAACCTGATGACCCCGGTGGAATTCCACATCAAGTTCAAGCTACAACTACGATTAAAAGAAGGCAACCTTTTGGTCGCAATAACCGACGAAATCGCAGTCGTGGTCGAACACGCAATCGAACACGCAGTCGAACACGCAGTCGAAGACGTAATTGAACATGCGGTCTCATAATCGAGTCGTAAAGGTTTATTATTTTATGTAAATTAATAATTTTTTAGTATTAATAAATTCAATGCTGTCAGAATTATACAAAGATTCATCAATTGACATTTTATTTTTTATATTGTTCAATTCGCACATTTGAGCACTTAATTTCTCTTGACTTAAAAAAAATAGCAACTTGAAATACATGTGATTGCATATATAGTTATTTAATATTTTGAATACTTCTTGTGAATTTAAAATGCAATCAAATATTCCAGTGTCCATTTCTATTATTCTTTTAAACCCTGAAAAAAATCCATCTGCAATTTCAACTGTATATTTAACAATATTCACTTGTTTTTTTTTATTACGCAAATACTCATGGTCATGATCAGTATAATCGGAAATATTATTGTTATCGTTATCGTCGTTATTATTCAATGACATTGAAGATATATAAACATGTATTTTTGTCTTTAGGTTTTTATTATTTTTATTGTTTATTTAATTTATATAAATAAACAATCAACTAGTAATTATTATTTTATTTTATTATTAAAGTTTTTTATTTACCTAGGGAATCCGACAAGGTTGGCACCGATTCCGAAGCCGGCACCGGACCGAGCAGAAACAGCAAGGCTGGGAACATAGACATCTAAAATTGCAAACGTTGCAGCAGCAGATAATGCAATCAGACCTACTTCTTCCAATTTCAGACGTTGTTTGGGAATGGAGTAGGCAACAATGGCAACCATTATACCTTCAACCAAATATTTGATTGCGCGTTTCACAAGCTCGCCTAAATCAAGAACGTTGTTGTACATTTTATATTATATTAAATGAACAGAAAAAAAAATAAAACTATTTGAAAATATAATTTTTTAATTAAAATATTAATTTAAAAAATATATTTACTATTTAAAATACTTAAATATGAATTGTAATATAATATATAATATTAAATATTAATCAAAAAATATTCCTAAAATGAAACCGCGCGGAGTTGAATTAAAGAAAAATGAAAATGGAAAAAATAATATGAATTATGTGGATTTGTTGGAAGAAGATAAAGCAATTTCCGGTCAAAAATTTGCTTGTTTGTCATTTGTAAGTCCGGAAGAAATTATAAAACAGAGAGACCATTTTTTCTTTGAAGAGTTTCTAAAGCAATGGAATTATAAAAAATCGGTTGATGTCATGCTTCATTTTGTTAGTTTTATTTCTTACAAGTATAATTTGACATTTGAAAAAGTAAGTGAAGATTTCCAGGATTTTTTGAAAACTGAGCATGAATCTGTCATGAAATATAATGTGAATGATGATTTTAAAACATTTGTAGATAATAATGAGGAGAGACTAGATGTTGAATTCAGCGAACAACACGAATTTCAAACATCGGTTAGAGGAATTAAAGTTCGCGGCGTTTTTGCATCGCAGAAGGAAGCCGAGATGCGCTGCAAGCTGCTTCGTGAAGTTGACCCCAATCATGATGTTTACGTGGGTCCGGTGGGAATGTGGGTTCCGTTTCATCCAGACGCTTATAAGACCGGGCGCGTTGAATACATGGAAGAAACGCTAAATCAGCTCATGTCGGAAAAGAAAAAGAATGAAGACAATGCCAAGAAAGAATTTGACAAGCGCGTAAAAGAGGCTAAAGAGAAGGCAATCAATGAAAATAAAAAGAATGCGGAGAAATCTGGGAATAAACTTACCCAAACCATTAACTCCAAGGGTGAGCTCGTAAGCGTTAAAAATCTGTCGGCCGATGATGATGATAAAGATGAAGAAGAGTCAGAAAATGTAACACTTGATGACATCCGCAAACAAATGTTTGAAACTGAGAATGTGGTGATTGACAAAAATACAGACCACGGGCTTTCACGTCTTACCGAAAATCAAGTTTCTGACCTTGACAAAGTTGATTAACTTGTTTAGTAAATTATAAAATATACAACCTTTTTGTTATTAATTTATTAATAATTTAAATAAAATAATTTAAATTATTTTATTAGTAAATATTATATTATTACTATTATATATAAACATAATATTTATAGTAATAGTGAATGAGTGCTGTAATAATATATTACTACAATAGTTATTCCACCGGTGGTACTAAACCTGATAATGAGACTTATTATCTTTCGTATGAGCAATATGCGTTTACTTCATTGAAAATGACAGATATGATAAGGAGTGAAAGAGGAAACTATGGTATTTACACAACTTATATCTTTAATGGTTGGGAAGATTACCATGGTGGACATATTAATGTTTCTCCTTATTCTCCGATAACTTTTACTGATAGAAAAGTTTATTTTCCAATATGGTTTCAAGGAAATAATCTGACAGCTATATGGTACAGTATGAATATAAGCGACAATCAACAATCTTATAATCTTGGTAATCCTCCTAGGGATGCTTTATCTCCATATCAAAATAATAGCAGAGTTACAGTTATGGGAATTGAACAGACCCGTTCCGGTTATACTTTCGTAGGTTGGACCGAAAATGGAACAACTTATCTCCCCGGTAGCACGTTAACAACATCTGTCTCAATAGTTACTGGTGTTCAAAGGTCACTTTTTGCATTATGGACTTCAGGAAATAAATATACCATTTTTTACCATAATAATGGAAGTACCGGTGGAAGTGTTCCAATCGATGCTTCATCCCCGTATAACCTTAATACATCTGGAGTTGTAATTTTAGGAAACTCCGGAACACTTGTAAAAACAGGTTGTACATTTCAAGGTTGGACTACTGCTGCAGATGGCGGTAATTATTATGCTGGCGGTGCAACAATTACAGTTAGTGCCAATACAATACTTTATGCAAAATGGTCTGGAGTATTAACATATGATGGAAATGGAAATAATGGTGGAACTGTTCCAGTTGATCCTTCATCTCCATATTTATCTGGTTCAACAGTTACAGTTTTAGGAAATTCAGGAAGTCTTGTAAAAAATCAATTTAGTTTTAATGGTTGGAATACTGCCGCAAATGGCTCAGGAACAAGCTATGCTGTCAATTCAACATTTGTATTCAATTCTGGTACAACACTTTATGTAAATTGGACTCCAACTTATACGGTAACTTACCTTGGAAATGGAAGTGATGGTGGAGCTGTTCCAGTTGATACTTCATCTCCATATGTCTCTGGTTTACCATTTACATTTTTAGGAAATGTCGGATCACTTATAAGAACAGGTTATGTTTTTAATGCTTGGAATACTGCTGCAGATGGCTTAGGAACAACTTATGCTGCCGGTTCAACATTTCCAGCTATTAATGCCGATACAATACTTTATGCAAAGTGGAGTTTAACTTATAAAATAACTTACAATGGAAATGGAAATAATGGTGGAAATGTTCCTAGCGACTCTACAATTTATCTCTTTGATAACCAAGCTACAGTTTTAGGAAACACCGGAACACTTGTAAAAAGTGGTGGTTATACTTTTGGTGGTTGGAATACTGCTGCAAATGGTTCAGGAACAACTTATGTTGTCGGTTTAATATTTCCAGTTAAGGTTAATATAACACTTTATGCAAGATGGACTAGTTATACGATAACTTACATTGGAAATGGAAATAATAGTGGAACTGTTCCGGTTGATGCTTCATCTCCACATGTCTCTGGTTTCTTAGTTACAGTTTTAGGAAATACCGGATCACTTGTAAAAACAGGAAGCGTTTCTTCTGGTTGGGGTTTGAGTGGTTGGAATACTGCTGCAGATGGCTCAGGAACAAGTTATGCTGTCGGTTCAACATTTCCAATTAATTCCAATACAACTCTTTATGCAGTGTGGAATACAACTTATAATGTAACTTATCTTGCAAATATTCCAGCGAACCAAGATCCAGATGATTCCTCGCCACAGCGTGGAACTGTTCCTGTAGATGTTTTATCTCCATATTTCTCTGGTTCAAAATATAAAGTTTTACATAATAGAGATTACGTGAACAATGTCTCACTCGAAAATAACAAGTATACTTTTTCTGGTTATTGGAAAGATAGTAATGGAACTATTTTTAATCCTTATTTCACATATGTGATTACTGCAAATGTAACACTATTAGCACAGTGGCATTATACACAATTAACGAATACGGGTACCACTATGGTTTACGATGGAAATGGAAATACAACTGGAAATCCTCCTATTGATACCCAATCCCCATACTCAGTCCCAGATGGTACTATTGTTAGAGTTACATTATTAGGAAAGGGAACACTTACAAAAACAGGTTATGATTTTGCTGGGTGGAGGAACGTATTGGCAGGACTCGATTCGCCAATTTTTCAACCTGGTTATCAAGAAAATAGAAATTCTTCCATGTTACTTATGGCAATTTGGAATCAAAACACAACAACTTATACAATAACTTACGATGGAAATGAACATTCAAATGGATTTGTTCCAGTTGATGCACTATCTCCATACCTCTCTTATTCGTCAGTTAAAGTTTTGGGAAACACCGGAAATTTTGTAAAAAATGGTGGTTATACTTTTGGTGGTTGGAATACTCTTGCAAATGGCTTAGGAACAACTTATGCTGCTAATAGCATATTTTTTATTGAGAAAACCAGTGTAACACTTTATGCAAAATGGACCATTATTACGGTAACTTACAATGGAAATGGAAGTACAAGTGGGACTGTCCCTGCTGATACTTCATCATATGTCTCTGGTGAACAAGTCACAGTTAAAGCAAACACCGGAATACTTGTAAAAACAAATTATATTTTTGGTGGTTGGAATACTCTTGCAAATGGCTTAGGAACAAGTTATACTGTCGGCGGCACATTTTCAGTTAGTGCCAATACAGTACTTTATGCAGTATGGAAGAACACGGTGATATACGATGGAAATGGAAATACAAGTGGGACTGTCCCTGTTGATGCTTCGT